TTAGTTGGCAGTCCGCCGCGCCGCCTTCCCCGTTACGCCTGAAAACCGGCGGCTGTTGGCGCCGTCTTCGGCCTCCGCAAGCAGGCTGGCAAACTGGGTTTCCAGCGCTTCCTGCGCCTCCCTGGCGAGCGGGTAGTGGTCCACGCCGGCGAGATAGACTTCCAGGTTCTGATCGCTGGTGTGGCCCGTCAGGGCGCGGATCGCCCGGTTCTCGAAGCCCAGCAGCTTCAGCGCGACCGGGCCTGTGGCGCGCAGGCCGTGCAGGGTGTAGCGCTCGAGGCCGAGCTGCTCCACCAGGCGCAGCAGCGTTTCCTGGGCATTGCTCGTGGTCCAGGCCTGCCCGCGCGGCGTCACGAAAAGCCGGTCCGGGTGGCGGCCCTGCATCGTCGCCAGCGTTCGGGCCAGGCTCGTCGGCACGTGCAGCAGGATCGGCTCGCCCGTCTTGGCCTGGTCGACCTTCAGTGTCTGCGCGGCCCGGTCGTATTGGGCCGGCGCGAATGTGGTCACATCGCCGCCGCGCTGGGCTGTCAGCAGGTAGCCCGTCAGGAGCGCCCGGAACTCCGGCGTGGCGGCCCGCAGGACCGCCAGCAGCACGCTGGGCGGCCAGGGGCGGTGCAGCCGGGACTTTGCCATCTTCAGCCGCCGGCTCACCTCCCAGGGGTTCGACGGCAATGCGCCCGGATAGAGCGTCCGGAAGTGCCGCGTGACCGCGATCATCCGCGACCGGAGGCTATTCCAGGCGATCGGCCGCCCCGCGTATTTCTCCCGCAGCTCGGCGATCCACGCCTCGTCGATTCCCCGCAGCGAGATCGCCCCGAACGCCCCCCTGAACTCGTCCAGCGTGCGGCGGTAGTCGGAGCGGCTGGCAGCCGCCAGGTCCTTGTAATCCGCGCTATCGAGATAGGCGGTCACCGCGGCCGCGACGGTGTCGCCGGCCGGGCGGGGCCTCGTGCCCTCAACCTCCCGTCTGGCGGCGTCGTAGGCGATCAGGAAAGCCGCGGAGCCCTCAGGCTGCGGCAGGGGGATCCTTCGGCCGGCGCGACGGTAGTACAGATAGATCTGGCCGCCGCTGCCCCTCGTCTCCTCGACGAATTTCAGCCGGAGTGAAGGCATCGAGTGCGCGCCGCGCGTCGGCCTTCGCCTGCTCATCGGTGATGTCTGCCTCTAGGTTCCAGATCCGGGCCGCCGCAGCGTCCAGCTCCTTACGGTGCCAGCGCGCCACGCCCGGAAGCAACTCGCGTGGCGGGGGAATCAGGCCGGCGGCCCGCAACGCGTTGAACTGCTGCCGGGTGTAGGTCAGATATCGGCGGGCCGTCTGCAGATCCATGGTGAGGGGCCAGTCCGACATCAGATCACAGCTCGCAGTTTTCCACGGCTGGCGGAAGGGGCAGCTCGGCCGGCGCGGCCTCGCCGGCGCCGGCGAAGCGATACAGCGCGCAGTGCGAGCCATCCGGTCCGGTCATGATCATCGGATGCCGCGCGTGTATGTCCTGCGCCTGGTGCGGATTGAGAAAGACGCAGCGGCCGACGGCGCCGGGATCGGGTGTGACGTCCTGAATGAAACCATCGGAATGCAGGAACCACCGCCCCCGCGCCCCATCGGCGAGCGTTTCCACGACAACGCCGGTCCAGATCCACGAAACCAGGACCGTGACCTTTCGTGCGTGCTCGCAGGCGACCAGGCGGCGCTGCCATTCGACCGTCGGCGGCCGGGGAAAGAACGGCGCGATTACCGGCGGCGGTGGCAGCGCCGCCGGCGTTACGTCGCCGAACAGGTCGAGTTGTGGCGCTCCCATGGCCCAGTGCTGTCCGCTAGAGTCTCTCTCGCGCGGCCATCTCGACCTCGGTTTTCCGATCGAGAAATTCCCGGCGGTCCGCGTGCTCCCAATCGTGGAAAATCTTCAGAACGAGAGCGCGATATTGCCGGTCATCGCGCCCTTTGCGCGCATCTCGAAGACAAACGACATTATCGTCGGCGCAACTGCTCGGGGCCGTCACGCCACATCCCCTTCCAGAAACCGCTCCGGCATGACGGCGATCGGCGTCAGCGGCTTGTCGAGCACGAGAAGCAGCCCGTGCATGTCGAGCACGAAGGCGTCGCAAAGCAGATACATCAGCTCCGGCTCCAGCGCCGCGTCCTCGGGCAGATACACGACGACGTGCTTGCCCTGGCCGGTCGCATAGCCGGCTTCCAGATGCGCGCTGCGCCCGCTGGGCAGCACCAGCACGCATGTGTCGCACCAATCGAGCGCTGCCTTGTCCAGGGCAAAGCCGCCCCGCGCGATGGGAGAGCTAAGAATGTTGTTGACGTAACCGACGCTGGACCAGTTCTGCCAGTCCGGATCGACCTGGCGCCACGCGAAGCCGTGCTGGCCCTCGGCGGGGTTGCGGAAATCATAGACCTCATGGCCGGCATCGCGCAGCGCGGCGACGATCTCGGGCTGCTGCAGGTTGCGCCAGGACGAGGCGACGTAGATGCGGCGCCTCATTCCTGGCCATCCTTCGTGTGCGCCTGGGCGGCGTCGCCGGCGGCCCTGAGCTTCGCGGCTTCCGCCTTCAGCGCCGCGTTGTCGGCGGTCAACTGCTGCACCTGCGCCTGGGCGGCGTAGGCCTGGGCGCGCCAGGTGGCCACGGTGGACGCGAGATCCGCGATGGTGTCCCGCACCGCCGCTGCCGTTGCCTGCTGCTCGGTCTGCTGCGCCTGCCGCTGGGTGGCTATCTGCGCTTGCGCCGCCGCTTGCTGTGGCGAGGGCTGCTGCGCGCTGGCGGCCGCGGCGGCGAGCTGTAGGGCGGCCAGGATTGGTATCACTCGGTATCTCATGCGTGGCGTCCTTTGCGCTTCGGCTTGGGTGGTGGAGTGGATGCAACGCAGGCGGTGAAGCCCTCGGCCTTCAGCCGTTCGCATTCGGCCCGCGCTTCGTCCTGCGTGTTGAAGTCCCGTGTCAGAAGGGGGGGGCGCTCCCGCGTCGGCAGCTCGCTGCCCCATTGGCGGTATTGCTGCCAGCTGACGCGCCAGGTCATTCCTCGTCATCCTCCATGGCAACGGGCTCTGGCGCCGGCGCGCCGAAGGCGGCGGGCTTCCAGTTGGGCAGGTTGCCGGCCAGCGTCTCGCGAATCGCCGATACTTTCGCCGGCAACTTGACGTCGGCGGCCGCGCCGGCGCGCTTCAGCTCGTCGCCGTTGACGTGGGCCAGGAAGTCCGGCGTGTCGAAGCGCGGCAGCGCCTCGTCCGCGCGGATCGCGGCGCCGATCCATTCGGCCGGATCGCCGTTGGCGTGCATCGCGCCGGCCGGCGTGATGCAGACGATGCGCGCGATGGCCTCGCCGGCGATCGCCGGCAGGATCGGCATGGTGTGCGGATCGATCTGCCCGCCGGGCAACAGAAGCCGCGCGGCCAGATCGCCGAAATGCCGGTTCCGGTAGGTCACTTCGTCGCTGCTGACCTGCACGTTGTGGCAGCCCAGCGCCAGGATCAGCAGGCGCAGCATATCCACCGCCGATGCCTGGGCGATCTCGTCGCTCCGCAGCGTCTCGCGCAGCGCAGTGGTCTTCGCCGCCGCGATCTGCTTCAGGCCCTCCTTCGTGATCGCCGATTTCGGCGCCGTCGCGGGCGCCAGGTCGGCGTCCTCGTTGTCATCGGCGTCATCGCCTTCCTCGGCCGCCGGCGCCGCGTCACCGTTCTTCGCAGCTGTGGCCTTCGCCTTCTCCTTGCGCGCCTTGTCGGCCGCCTTCTCGCGCTCGCGCTCGGCTTTGGTGTCCACCGCAAGCACGGCCTTGATCTGGCCGTCAGGCGCCACGCAAACAAACACCGACTCCGTGGTCTTCGTGCGCGGCCGATCGTCGGCGTCCAGGCGCTTCTCAAGGGACCAGCCGGCTGGCAGTGCAACGTGGCTGCTGCCATAGGCGCGCTCGCTATAGTCCGCCAGCCGCACGCGCTCCTTCGCGGCCAGGCGTTCCTTCACCTGGGCCGCGAGGGCATCGCCCTGCGCCTTCAGGAAGCGCGAAACCTCGGCCGTCGTGAATTGCTCGGCTGATCCGGGTTCGGCGAACAGATCCTCGTCCCAGGCGATCTTGACCTTCTCCACGTCGAAGATCGCGCGCGCCCGGCTGATGCGCTGTCCGGCCAGCGCCTGGGAGAGCCTCCACCACGTAACGACCGTCTCTCCGTCGTAATCCTTGCCGACGCAGCCTGTCGACTTCAGCGCTTTCGCCTGCGCCGCATGGGGTGCAAGCGCGATGGCGCGCAACTCACTCTCGCTGGGCAATCCGTGCTGCTCGATCAGCGCAAGCACGTCCGGATGCAGATGGCCGAGGCGATCGAGGCGGCGCGCGAAGCGTTCGGTCATGCCCAGCGATGCCGCGGCCTGCGGCAGCGTGAAGCCCTCGTCCTGCAGCTGCACGATGGCGCGCCACTGGTCCACCGGGTGCATCGGCGCGCGCACCATGTTCTCGGCCGCCTGCGCGGCGGTGGCATGGCCGTTCACCAGGCCGTTCAGCACCAGCGCCGGGATCTCGCCCAATCCAGCCTCGCGCGCCGCGCGCAGGCGCCGGTGGCCGGCGATGACGACGTAGCCGCTGTCCTCCGGCCGCAGCAGGATCGGCACCAGCACGCCTTGCGCACGAACGCTGTCCAGCAGGGCGGCATCGGCCTGCGCACTGGCGGCGACGCGCCGCACGTTGTGGCCATTCTCGCGGATGGTATCCAACGGGATGTTCATGCTGCGCCTCCATCGATCATGGTCAGGGGCGGCGGCTGCCGGGCGGCGCGCGCCTTCTGGATCTCGGCATCCCAGGCAGCGGCCCAGTCCCGCAGCGTCACCGCCAGCCGGGCCGTGTCGTGGACGTCGAGCGGCTGGCCCTGCTCGGCGCGCATTTCCAGCATGTGCGCCGCCAAAAGCATGTCCTGCAGCAGCTGCCGGCTCATGCGATGTCCTCGGGCGTCGCGGACGTGTCTTTCCAGAGCTTGGCTTCCCGGCGGCTGGTGATGTTCATCTGTTCGACGAGCTGGACCTTGACGATGGCGACGCGCGACCGATGCTGCGGATCGCGCTCGTGCACGTTGGTGAACTCGCACTCCGTGGCGGCGCCCATCAGGTCCATGTCGCCCGGCATCACGCCCATCGATCCATCGCTGTGGACGATGGCGAAGCGGTGCTGCGTCTCGGGCTCGCTCATTGCGGCGCCTCCGGTCTGTGGGTGGGAACGCGCGAGCGCAGCAGATCCGCCAGCGCCTCCAGCCCGGCCCAGCGCATGCCGGACGCCAGGTCGAAGGTCTCCGTTTCGCGGGCGGCTTCCTGCAGCGCATCGGCCACGATCAGCAGGGCATCGGCGGTGGCGCGCGGATCCGCCAGTAGGCGCGCCAGCACGTGGCGAAGATCCCGGACGGCCCATGGCGCGCAGTCGCAGACCAGGGCCTTGGCCTCGTCGAACGTCATGCCGCGCCTCCCGCGATTATACGGAATGTCCGTAGTTTCTGCTTGCTGTAAGTGCGGACGGTCCGTATAGTCTGCGCATGGACATCGAGTTCGACCCCGCCAAGGATCAGGCCAACATCGCGAAGCACGGTCTGCCTTTGGTAGTCGGCGAAGCGGTCCTTCGGAACCTGGTGGGCGAGGTCGTTGATGTGCGCCACCAGGCCGAGGAACGGATGATTGCATTCGGAATGGTCGCGGGGCGCCTGCTGGTCTGCGTCTACACGGTGCGCGGGAACGCCGCGCGGATCATTTCGGTGCGCATGGCCAGCAGAAAGGAGCGTCAGCAATGGCTGGGAAGTTCGTGAAGGTGACGAAGGACATGGTCGAGGCCGCCATCCGCGAGACGGATTGGGAGGCGTTGGCCGCACTGACGGACGAGGATATTGCGCGCCAGGTGGCGGAGAACCCCGATGCGGCGCCGCTGCTGACCGACGAGGAAATGCTTGCCGGCCGGGTGCGGCTGGTGCGCAAGAGGCTCGGCCTGTCGCAGGCCGAATTCGCCAGGCGGTTCCACCTGTCGCCGGGCACGCTGCGCGATTGGGAACAGGCGCGCACCAAGCCGGACGCCGCGACACTCGCCTATCTGCGCGTGATCGAGCGCGAGCCCGAGGCGGTGATGCGCGCCCTGGCGCCTGTTGGGGCGCCCGCATAGCGCCGGCGGCGGCCAGGGCGCGCATCACGCCAGCGTGCCGATCAGCGGGATGATGAAGGTCAGCAGCCGCCAGACCGCGAAGATCGTGGCGGCGGCCGAGGCGGCGGCCAGCATCGCGCCCAGGCGACGGCCGCGCATCACAGCAGACCCAGCACGGTTGCGGCGGCCATCACGGTCAGGACGGCGACGGCGAACAGGACGCCGCCGGCCAGGAAGGCGGCGAAGCGGGCAATTCCCCATAGGATACGGGTCATTGGGCGTTGCCTCCCAGGCGGCGCAGGCGCGCGCGATGGCGGCGCAGCGCGGCGTCGGCGCGATTGGCGCAGTTGATCAGGTGGAATCGGTAGCGGCCGGGAATGCCGCGCCATTCGGCGGCGACGCTACGCATGCAGAAGGACGCCAGCGACAGTTCCCGTGCGATATCGGGGTTTCTCCCGACCGCAGCGGTATGCCGGTGTGGGTTCAGGATCATCGGGGCGCCCCGCCGCGGCGTGCGCCGATCACATTTTCAGCGGAAACCGGGTGTGGATAACCACTGTCGAAACCAGCTTCCGCCTTGAACCCACGCTCACGAAACGCGTTTGCTAGGCGTTTCGAATGGCGGAAAACCTCGGTTGACGGGCGTGTAACGTTCCGTGTCATATCGCTGACGAGAACGTGAGTGCGCGGCCAGAACGGTCCGTCAATCGATTTTAGAACAGGTGGGTTCGTTTCATGGCGGACGGCGAAGAAGGGCATGCGGCGGCTCCATTCGACGGAGCCGAATTACCGGCAAAACCGGTAAACGTCAACCTGAAATTCCGGTTAGAGGCGGCTTTTGCGCAGGCGTTCGAGCCCCTCACGGATTTCCGCACGCTCTGTTTCAATCAAGGCGAGGATGCGTTCCCGAGCTTCAAGCTGATCTTTGATGCCATCGACCGCTCGAGCGAGCTTCATCCCGAGCTGAAATATGAAGGCTATATTCGTGCCGATCTGTTCCTCGGCCAGCATCCGCGCCACCTGGCTAATAGCCAGCGCGAGCTGAGGGCTATCGTTGTGAGCTTCCATTGCGTTCCAGAAGTCAGCATTGCCCTGGTCTGGACTCCTGCCGCCGACGCCGAAGGCGAGCCAGCCCGGGCTAACCCCGAAGGACTCGGCGATTCGGCGCCAGGTGGCGTGGTCTGGTTCGGACTTGCCCGTCTCATAGTCCCCATAGGCTGACTGGCTTTTGCCTACTCGCTCCGCGATCCGCTCTTGGGGAAAACCTGCGTCTTTACGTGCCTGAATCAGCCGCAGCGCCCATTCGGGGCGGTGAACCTGCGTGCCTTTCGTTGCCGGCTTCCTAGGCATTCCTACGCGTAACCGGCATCAGCGGTTGACTTCCAGCCGGACTTTCCGGTAACAATTAACCGGAATGGCCGGTAATTCAACGCCAGCGTCCCGAATCGTTGCCCTCTTTGGTGGGCAAAATCCTTGCGCCCGCGCGGTAGGCGTAAGTCAGGGCACCGTGTGGGGTTGGGTAAAGAAGGGGCGTATTCCTTACGACCGAATTCCGGCCGTGGTCGCAGCGGCGGCGCGTCTGACCCCGCCGACCGTCCTTACTCCCGACGACTTCATCGAGATCGCGCCTGCTTCGAGGGATGCTGCGTGATGTCATCGGGTGGACACCAGCGCTTCAGAAACGTTTCGGGCGACGCGACCGTGGTCGCGCGCCCATTCCAGCTTATCCACCCGCAGCCCGGACCTCACGTCCATTGCCGACCTGACCCGCGACAGGTTGAAGGTGCGGTAATCTCCCCGCAACCAGCACCATGCATGCAGCCGGACTTCAAACGTTCGCGTGCGATTGCCAATGGCCTCCATCGCCAGTACCGAAATTCGCCGAGTGGTTCGGGACTGGTCGGCGTCGCGGTAGGAAATAATCAGATCGGCTGTGACGTTACCCGCCGGCCGCCAGGCCTTTGCCTGGCTATCGACTTCAACGGTTCTCGGCAGACGCACAGGCAGACGTACGCCGGCCGCGCGGAGCAAGCCAACGCCACAACGATCGAAGGTTCTCCCGCTCCCGCCTTCGGTTATCTCGGTTGTAGGGCCTATCCGGATAATGATCGTCTTCTCCATTTGGTCCGGCGGGAATTGGATCGCCCGAACGAGGATTGTGCCGTCCGTAAACCGGTCGCCGAGAAGAGTAACGGTAGGGGCGGAGGCGATCTTGCCTGGCGCTTGTGCCATGATCGGAGTGTCCAATACGACGGTTATCGGCCCGGCCGGCTGGGCCTCGGCTGGATCTATTGTGGCGTTTCTTTCCGCCTCGATCAGCGCGACCTGGGCGGCGAGATCTTCCCTGTGCTCTCTCCTGTCCCTGATAGTCAGCGCGATGCCGCGAATAATGAGGCCGGCGAGGATCGTGGCGACGATGATGATGAAAATCATACTCTAATCCCAAAGCCCGTTCCGTCCCCGATCCTGCGCCGCCCCGCGCTGCCTGTCATCACCGTAACGACCGGAGCGGCGGCATGAACGCCGCCGGAGACGGCAGCATGGCTTTCTGGCGCCCGAGCGGGCTGGCGGCCACGATGGACGCAAACGGCGGCATGTCATTTCTGGTTCTGCCACGCCTTTGCGATGGCCTGATCGATGTAATGCTCAAGAACGCGGCGGCCCTCCCACAGGACCTTTGTCTCCTGCTCGATCGGGACGCCGAACATCCCAAAATTCTCGGAGTCGCGGAGGCACTGCACCTTTGCTTGAGCGACGTCCTTCCGTCGAAGACGGCGCCAGCTGCGTATCCCGATCAGTTCGGCACTGAAGTTCTGCAGGTTCGCTGCAGCGAAGCTCATGACGGCCAGTTGGAACCGAAGCCGGCCGATAGTGACGTCGGGGTCCGACATGCATTCATTCTCCTGAGGGTGCAGCTTCCCAATCAACGGGTAACGACCGGGGTGGCGGCATGAAGCATGGGCGTCGCAAACGGTCGGTTATCCAGCCTGGTCAGTGGAATTTCCGTCATCGGTTGCCCGGGACGCTACTTACGGCTTCCGTCATGAATGATATCGAAGCTGAGCTTCTAGCCTTCCTCGGGCTTGATCGATCGCCGCCTGCCCCTCCGGCAACGCCGAGGCCCGGTGCTTCTCCAGCAAAAGGAGAGCCCCGTCTATGAGCGTCTTAACCGCCAGTTCGCTGAGCGCGCCGCTGTCCGCCAGTAGATTCAGAAGTGGCCCAATCAGGATGCCAGCAAACAACGCCTCCCCCTGCGCTGCCGTGACGCATGCTTCGAGAGTGCGCATACGCTGCTCAATTTCGTCGTCATCCATTTCCAATCCCTCCGTTGCTGGTGTCGCAACTGCAACGGTAGGCGAGGGGGCGGGCGCTGTCACGGCGCCCGCCCCCGTTCGTCATTCCACATCCGGCTCCCCCACCAAGGCGCGCCGGATGATCGCCAGGCGGCGGATCAGTGTTTCGATCCGCGCCGCATCCACCGCCAGCCGGGTCACGCACCGATCGCAGATGATCATCACCAGTGCGCGCCCATTCGGCAGCATCGTCCAGGATACCTCCACCACCTCCTGCGTCCTCCGCCATAAAGTGATCCGCCTCCGCAACTATGGAGGGGAGCTGTGCGCATTTCTGCGTGGTCGAATACGCAGATGAGCGTAGACGCCATCACGAACGCGTGCCGGCAGGCCGGCACCGCCAAGGAAGTCGCCCGCATGACCGGGCGGTCTCCGCGCACCGTGGAGCGATGGCAGCGCGGCGAAGCCGAGCCGCCGGCCTCGGTCATCGTGACGCTCATGAGAACATCGCGGGAGTTCGCGCAGACGATCCTCGCGGCAACGGGTCTGACCAACGAGGCGATGGATGCGGAGGAAGACCGGCTGATCGCCGAGCTGATCGCCCTGCGCGTCCGGCGGAGGGCTGATGCACAGGATCCTGCGCCGGATGGCGCTTCTGGTGGCGCGGACGGGATTGGCGATCGCGCGCTGGCGCTGGCGGCCGGCGCGCTGAGCGTGTCCCGGCTGCTGCGGTCATAGCGATTAAGGGGCAGAGGGGTCGGCATGCAGTTTCAAGCGACATGGTCCGCCGAAAAGGACGATACGCTGCGGAAGCTCTGGGCAGAGGGGCTTTCAGCATCCCTGATCGCCGAACGTATGGGCACGACGAAAAATGCGATCGTCGGACGTGCGCGTCGTCTCAGATTGCCGTCGCGTCCCAGTCCGATCCGGCGGAATGCCTCGCCGCCGCCGGTGCGCCGGGTGAAGCCCGGCGTGTCGACCCTGCCTCCGGTCGCATCGGCAGCTCCTTCGCCCGTGCCGGCGGCAACGCAGGTTGCAAGCCCGCAGCCCCCCGGCAATACCGCCTTGGCGCCGACCAGGCCGGCCGCTGCCAGGCCATCGCCAAAACCGCCGCGGCTTGTCTGCGAGACGCCCCGGCCACCGGTGGCTGCGCCCGGCGATCGCGGCTGTCAGTACATCACCGCGTTCGACAGCCGCCGGCCGGCCCGCTCCACCTTCTGTGGCGCCGCGCGCTCCGACGTCGAGAGTTCCTGGTGCACGCGGCATCTGGCCATCGTGTTCGATCTCGGCGCGGCCGCGCGGTGGCGGCTGACCAAGGTCGGAGTGGCGGCCTGATGGCGCGTGCGCCTTCACCCCCTTCGCTGGCGGCGCTTGCGTCGCCGGCGCAGACCGTGCCTGCCGGTTTTGCAGGCTCCTGGACGTTTCCTCCCTTAACTGCCGCCGGACCCGCGTCTAACGAACCCGGGTCCGGCGGCCTTCTTGGCAGTGCATGACATGCATCGTGGGGAAGAAGACGACCAGGTTACCGCGTTCCTGCGCACGCACGGCGCAACGCAGTGCCCACCGGCCTATGCGGCGGAATCCAGTGCGCGGATCTCCGATGCCGATCTGCAGGCCCTGCGCTCGCGTGCGCCGGCCGAGCAGAATCCCCTGACGATCAGCTCCCAGCAGATCCGCGCGCTCGCGCTTATGGCCGAGAAGGAAGCTGACCCCGCCAAACGCGAGCAGCTGCGCGCGCAGGCGAAGGAAATGGGCCTGAAGCGCAACGCGGCACTGGCGCAATCCCGCCGCACGGCGGCTGCCGCGCGCAAGCGCCAGGTGCCCGCGCCTCGATCGAATCCGGAGAAGTCCATGAAACCCTCTTTGCACACCGTCCCGATCGCACCGGCGCAACATGATCAGGCCCAAAAAGGGGGGGGCAGTATCAGGATCGAAAGCGGAATACCGATTCCGGCCGGCGCACCGGCCAGCAGGGAGCTGCTGTACCCGTTCGGGCAGATGCGGATCGGCGACAGCTTCCTTGTGCTGGGCGGCGATCCGAAAATCGTTGCGCGCGAAATCGCGAAGGCCAAGAAGCGCATGCAGACGAAATACTGCAGCCGCAGCGTCGAGGGCGGCATGCGCGTGTGGCGCCTAGCGTAAGCCGCTGACGCCGTTCACGCCCCCTGCCTGATCGATGACAATCGTGCCGCCCGAGATCCAGGCCGTCCTGCTGGATCGCTACATGCTGGCGTCAACGCTACGGGCGAAAGAGCAATTTCCGTGGGAGCCGCATCCGCTCGTGATGTTCTGGATGCCCGTTCGTGTCGAAGGACATTATTTCGAGCTGATGCCGGATGGGTGCAGGCCGCGCAAAGCCGACTGGCACTGGGTGCTGGCGGCGCGGTTCGGCCTGTTGGCCGGCGATCGTCCGTCGGATGCGCGCCGGCAGGCCATGTGGCACGCCACGATGGGTGGCCTGGTGATGGACCTCGTTGCCTGCACGCCGGATCTGCTGCGCGTGCGCGCGCGCCTGACGGGCGCGGCGACCGTGCTTGGCTATCCGCCGGACAGCGATATGGCGGTCGAGCCGGTGCGCGTGCATGCCACGCCACTGAGCTGGCTGCGCGGCGGATGCGAAGGCGTCGTGCCCGCCGGCGGTGAAGGGGAAGTGCAGTCCTGGCTGCGCGGGTGCGCGCCGGGCGTGATCGCCGACAGCGTCGCGCATGGCGAGGCGCTGTTGATGAAGATGCAGCGCCCCGTGCCGGCGCTGCCGCGCATCCTGGTGGCGGCATGAGTCGTCCGTTGACCGCTGCGCAGGTCGATTACCTCGTCCGCTTGGTGATGCGCCACGCGGCCCGGTCCGCTCTTATCGCGGCCGATGGCAGCGGCAGCCAGATCGTCCTGACATTCCGCACGGCAGAAGAGGCGCGGGCGGCCGACCGCGCCCTGGCCGCGCTCGCGGCGCGACTGCCCGGCGGCGGCGCATGAACTCCGGTCCGATCTCGCTGGATGAAGCGCGCAAGCGCCGCAAGGCGCCACCACCCGATCGCCCGACTGGCGCGCGCGGCTGTCCGCTCGTGGCGCTGGGCCATGTGGATGGGCATTTCGTGTTCCTGGACGTGGCGGGACAGACGCGTCGTCTGTCCGCCCGCCAGCTCGGCAACCGCTCGGAACTGGCCGCGCTGTTCCTGGGCGACACGTCGTGGCTGATGAAGGAATTTCCCAAGCGCCAGACCAGCAAGACCGTGGTTGCCGGCGAAACCGTCACGGAAACGGCGATCGTCGGCTTCAGCACGGCGCTGGCCGCCGAGTTCCTCATGGACCTGGCGCGCCAGGCGGGCATATTCGGCGATCATGTCGTCTTCCGGCGCATCGGGATCTGGCATGATGATCTCGGCCGGCCTGTGGTGCATGCCGGCGACGAAGTGCTGTTCGCCGATCACACTATCCACGCCGCCGGCCAGGTACGCGCCGGCTGCGTCTGGGCGGCCGGTCCGAAAACCCCGCGCCCCACGCAGGCATGTGGCCCCGGGGTCGCCCGCGAGCTGCAGCGCGTGATGCAGGAGCAATGGAGCTTCAAGGATCCTGGCGGCGCGATCGTCGTGCTTGGCCTGATCGGCACCGGCTATCTCGGCGCCGCGGCGGAATGGCGCAGCAACGGCTACATCACCGGTGGCGGCGGCAGCGGGAAATCGAAGCTGCTGAACCTCATGCGTGCCTGCTCGCCGCTGCATCACTACACGTCCGACACGACAAAGGCCGGCATCGAGGGCGCGGTGAACGGCCGCGCGATGCCGATCTACATCGATGAAAGCGGCGATCGCGCGGACCAGACGGGCGCGCAGGCGCTGATGGACATGCTGCTTGCCGCGACGGGTGGTGAGGGCACGAAGGGCCATCGCGGCACGGCCGATGGTGGCGTGCGCACGATCGACATGCTGGGCGTGGTCACCATGGCCAGCGTCGCGCCGGCGGACATGAAGCCGACGCACCGATCGCGCATCACGCTGATCGAGTTGCAGAAGCCCGGTGCCGGTGCTGACCACACGGCCGATATGGACGCGCTGATCGCATCGGCGCGCGATCATGGGCCGGCGCTGTGGGCCCGCGCCCTGGAAGGGTTCGATCGCTGGCGTGTCTCGCGCCAGGCCTTCCGCGACGCGCTTGGCCGGTCCGGCTGTGCGCCGCGAGAAATGGACCAGCTTGGCAGCATCCTCGCCGGCTGGTGGATGTTGACGCAGGACGAGCCGCCGACGGAACGCCAGGCGCTGGATGATGGCGTGGCGGCGGTGGCGGAGTTCGTGCGCAACGCCGACGAAGTGGCCGAGGATGATGGTCCGGCGCGCATGCTGCAGCTGCTGATGTCGCAGCTCGTGCAATACGATGGCAGCACGCGGCACGAACAGATCGGTACGCTGCTGGGGCGCGCCTATGCCTCGGCATCGTCGATGGATCCTGGCGACGATGGGCCTGAATGGGCCAGCAAGGTGCTGCAGCGCTACGGCCTGCGCCCGATCCGTGGAACGGCTGAACGCGATGCCCGTGGCCGCCCCGTGCCCCGCATGGGGCCGGGAGATGGGTTGTGGTTGCTGCCCGTGCCGGTGCGTCTGCTGTTCCGCGGCACGCCGTACGAAGGCGATCGCTGGCAATTCGAGGCGCTGCGATTGCCAACGGCTCGCCGTGGTCTCGCGAACGTCCGCGTCGGCGGCGTCACTGGCAAGGCGATCTGGATCGCACGCCGCGATTTCGACAAGCCGGACGATGGATAGCGGCGTGCGGGGCTGTGACCTGTGACTGGGCTGTGACCGAAGCTGTTACCGAAAAGGGAAGGCTTTTCAACGCTGTGACTCTGTGACCGCCAATCGGCGCTCCCTATGCGATGCGCGAGAGAATCGCAAGGAATGCCGGTAACAGGAGTCACAGGTCACAGCTTTCAGAAAACATAGAGATAACAATAGGTTTTCGGAGGCTGGGCTGTGACTGGACTTGTGACTGGCTGTGACCGGGCGGACGTGAACCGCTTCGTCTCCCACATGGTCTATGTGATCGCCCGGCTTGAAGAGGCGGGCGGCACGATGCTGGCAATGGCGGCGACAGGCTACAGCACCGCGATGCGTGTCAGCTCGCTGGAAGTGGTCGATGAATGGTGGCTGTATCCGCCGGAACGAACGTCGGTGCCGAAGCTGCGGCCTGACAGCGCGGCCATCACGCGCATGGACCAGGCGCTGTCCTGGATCCGGTTCATTCCCGTGGAACAGCGCGCTGAACGGCGCGTGGTCGGCGCGCGCGCTATGGTCAATCCGTTGAACGGCCGCCATCTGGTCAGCTGGCGCGCGCTTGGTCGCGAACTTGGCGTCGAACATCACACGGTGCAGACATGGCACTCGCGTGGGATCGAGCGGATCGCGGTGAGGCTGACTGCGGACGGATTTATTTTTCCTGATTGACCACATTACCCAAAATCTGCCTATCTGAACGCCACGATACGCGAATCGCGCCCGCACCGGTTTCAGCCGCTGCGGGCGCTTTCATTTCCGGGGTTTCGATGTGATCGAACTGTCGATCCGCAGCGATCTGTCGCGCATGGAACAGTCGCTGCTGCGCATTGCCGGCCGCCAGATCCCGTTCGCTGCCTCGGCCGCGCTGAATGATGTGGCGCGCGGTGCGCGTGATGTGGTCAACGCCGCGATGCCGCGCACCTTCGATCGTCCGAACCCGTTCACGCAGCGCGCTGTGGTCGCGCCGAAGGATCTCGCCGCAACGAAGGACAAATGGGCGGCCACGGTCACCCTGCAGCCGATCCAGGCGAAGTATCTGCTGCACGAGGAAATCGGCGGCACGCGCTCGCCTGCGGAAAACACGCTGAAGCCGGCGAACGCGCTGCTGCTGCCGCGTGCAGGCCTGGCGCTGGACCGCTTCGGCGGCATCCCGCGTGCGACTGTGGCCAAGCTGAAGGCTCAGCTGAACAAGGCGGCTGGCAAGCAGACGGCAAAACGCCATGCGCTGAAGCGGAAGAACCACAAGCGTATAAAGAAGGTTGCGAACCGAGACCGCGGGGTCTTCTACGTGGGGACCGGCCATCCGCGCTTGGCAGGCGGCTTCTGGCAAAGACTGCCTGGTCACCGGATCCAGCAGTTGATCGGCTTCGCAAAGGAAACTCACTACTCTCCCCGCTTCGGCTTTCACGAGCAGGTCCACGCCTACGCCGCGGAGGCATGGACATCGGCCTTCGTCGCTCGCCTGCATGAGGCGATCGGCTCGGCCCGGTAGGACGCGCCTGCAGCAGACCCCGCGCGGCGTCGGCGCGGGTCCTTCCCAGCCCCAGGGCCAACCGCGAGCATTTGGCGTCGCGGTTTGTGCCTGAGTTTTGGTAAATTCGTCAGAGGGTTACGTTGTCGTTGGCGTTGTCATCCGGTCCGGTGCTGAACAAGGCGGAGCTGGCGCACGCGCTGAACGTGTCGCTGCCGACGCTCTCGCGCTGGCTGATGCGCTACGCCGAATTCCCGGTGCTGGAGCGCGGCACGAACGGCAGGGACTACAAGTTCGACGCCGCGGCGGTGTTCGAGTTCCTGCGCGCGCGCCAGGAAGAGCAGGCGCAGGCCGCGGCGGACAAAGACGAGCAGCTGTCGCAGCTGAAACTGCCGTTCGAAGTGCCCGGCGCGGACCAGGCCCCGGCGAAAACGAGCGTCAAAGACGAAATCGAGGCCTACAAGCTGCGCAAGCTGCAGCGCGAAGAAGCCGAGCGAGCGGGCCAGCTGGTGCCCGTCGCGCAGGTTTCCGATGCCCTGCAGACCGTCTTCGCGCGTCTGAGCCGCGATATGCACGCCTTCATCCGCCAGATCGGACGCGAACAGCAGTGGCCGGACAGCTACATCCGCAGCGTGGAGGCGCGCCTAGCGCAGGCGCAGCGCGTCAGCGTCAGGGATCTGGACGAGCTGCTGGGCACGCCGGCGGTGCAGGACGATGAGCGGCGCGTCGCCTGATCCCGCTCCGTTCGCGGACGGCCGCGCGCTTGTGCGCGATGCCCTGGCGACGTACTTGCCGCCGGAGCGCATCACGGTCAGCGACTATGCGGCGCAGCACCGGTGGCTGGACAACCGGGGCGGCGGCTATATCGGCCGCTGGAGCCACGACGAGGCGCCGTATCTGTGCGGCCCGATGGAGGCGCTGACGTCCTCGGACCATCTGGCGACCGCGATCATGGGCCCGGGCCGGTCCGGCAAGACAGCGGTCGCGGAGAACTGGCTGCTGCAATCGGTCGGCGCCGACCAGGCCGATATGCTGTTCTACCAGCCCACGGACGGTGCCCTGCAGAGCTACGTGAAGCGCGTCATCAACCCGATGATCGAGCAGCACAGCATCCTGACCGACCGCCTCGGCCCGCGGCCGGTGGACCGCAGCCTGCACTTCAAGAACTTCCGCGGCATGTGGTGCGAGTTCCTGCACGCTGCCTATTCCAACCTGATCGGCAAGTCGGCGCCGCGCATCGTGGTGGACGAGATCGACGCGGTGCCGGAGAACGTCGGCGACGTCTACGAGCTGGTGAACCTGCGCCGGCAGACCTTCGGCCATGAATCGATGGTGCTGGTGACCTCGCACCCGGATCGTCCGCACGGCGTGGCACGGCTCTACGGCCTGTCCGACCAGCGGCGCTGGTTTTGGCCATGCCCGCACTGCAACGGCTTCAGCAGCCCGAATCCCGACGCGAAATGGGAGATGGAGCTGCATTACCGGCCCGAGGCGCCGCTGGACGAGATCGCGCAGATGGCCGCGCTGGTCTGCCCGCATTGCGGCGCCGCGATCGAGGGTCGGCATCGCCGCGCGATGAACCTGGACGGATGCTGGGTCGGCTGCGGCCAGGACATCGCCGAGGACGGCACTGTCACCGGCGAGCTGGTGCGGAGCGAGATCGCCGGCTTCTGGATCGTCGGCGTGATGAGCCCGTTCATCATCGGGGGCATCGGCGCCCTGGCGCGCGCCAAGGCGCAGGCGGAACGTGAATTCGCGCGCACGGGTGACGACAAGTCGCTGCGGGACATCCTGCCGAAGCGCTTCGGCATCCCGTACGAGCGCAAGCTGAAGCTCGGCAGCGTCGATGCCGCCGCGCTGGCGGAGCGCACCGAGGCCTTCCCGCTGGGCACCGTGCCGGAGGGCGTGCGCTTCCTGACGGTGGCGATCGACGTGCAGAACAACCGCTTCGAGCTGCTGGTGCGCGGCTGGGGCGTGGACGGCGAAAGCTGGGTCATCGATGTGCGCCGCGTCGCGGCCGATCCGGCGGTCTCGCCCGCCGACTGGGATGACATCCTGGTCCAGGCGCTGGAAGGCTATCCGCTGGCCGACGATACGGGGCGCGTCATGCGGCCCCGCGCGGTGGGCTTCGACAGCGGCGGCGCCACCGGCGTGACGCAGCAGGCCTATGCGGCCTGGCGGCGGGCACGCGCGCAGCGCCAGGCGCGCTTCCTGGGCAAGGTGGATGGGCGGGACGCCTGGTCGGTCATGCCCACCAAGGGCCTCTCTACCCCGAATGCGCCGCGCCTGCAGGTGACCTATCCGAACAGCCGGCGCAAGGATCGCGACGCGCGCGCCACCGGCGCCGAGCCGCTGGTGCTGTTCAATCCGAACCGCTTCAAGGATGACCTGGCGGGCCAGCTGCTGCGCGCCGATGCCGGCCCCCTGCACGTGCATTTCCCGGGGGTGTTGCGCGGCAACTTCCCGGCGTCCGACGAGGGGCGCAGCGAGGATGCGCCGCATCTGTGGTTCGAACAGCTGACCGCCGAGCAGCCTGACAAGCGGGGGCTATGGGTGAAGCTGAAGGAAAACGCGCCGAACGAGGCGCTGGACCTGATGGTGGGCACGCATGTGATGGCCGAGCTGCACGGGCTGTCGCGCATCCGCTGGGAGCGTCCACCGGGCTGGGCGGCGGAATGGGACAGGAACGTGCTGGTGGGCGAGCCTGGCGCGCCGGCCGACCCTGCGGTCCGCCTGGCAGCCATGCTGCAGGCCGCCCCGCCCGCGGCGGCGCCCAAGGCCCCGTCACGCAACGTGCAGCCGGCCGTGATCATCGGGCCCGTGCCCGTGCCGGCGGCGCAGGTCGGTCCCGTGCAGCCCGGGTCGCTGGCGTGGATGGCCTGAGATGTCCGATTCGAGCACAGGCATCTATGCGCCGGCACCGCAGCCCTTCAACCCGGTGCCGGTCGAGCTGCAGGGCGTGCCGCTCGCCACGCTGCAGACATGGCTGCTGGCGGCGCAGACGGCGCTGCAGAACCTGATGATCGGCGCGCTGCCGCAGACGGTCAGCTATGCCCAGGGCGAGGGCAACCGCACGGTGACCTATACGCGCGCCCAGGTGCCGCAGCTGCGGGCCTGGATCGCCCAGCTGCAGCTTGCCATCAACCCCACCAACACGGCCCTGCGACGCGGGCCGACGCTGCCGTATTTCTGAGCCGGGCATGGCCGCGAGTACACTGATCGACGTCTTCGGCAAGCCGCTGAAGGCGGACCCGCGCATGCCGGCATCGCGCCGCTACGCGGTGGGGGGCACCAGCACCACGTCCTACGACGCGGCATCCTGGGACCAGCCGGAGACGCTGGACTGGAACGCCTGGCTGGCCTCGCCGGACGTCGAGCTGAACTTCGCGCGGGACACGATCGTCTCGCGCGTGCGCGACCTGGTGCGCAACGATGGCTGGGCCAGCGGCGCGGTGACACGGATCCTCGATTCCGTCGTCGGCGCGGATTTCCGCCTCGTGGCGAAGCCGGACTGGCGGCGCCTGCAGCTGTTCAGCAAGGCGCTCGACAAGCAGTGGGCGGACGAATTCGGCAGGGCGGCCGAGGCGCTGTGGCGCGACTGGGCCTATGATCCCGGTCGTTGGTGTGACACGGGGCGGCGCTACACCGTGCCGCAGCTGTTCCGCCTGGCCTTCCGCAGCGAGCTGGTGGACGGCGAGTCGCTGACGATGATCCAGTGGCGTCCGGATCGCCGCCAGCCGGGACGTGCGCGCTATTCGACGGCGTTGCTGGCGATCGACACGGACCGCCTGAGCAACCCGCATCTCGCGATCGACACGAAGCACCGCCGCGGCGGCGTGGAGATCGACGATGACGGCGCGGCGGTGGGCTATCACATCCGCCGGGCGCACCAGGGCGATTGGTTCGATGCCGCCAACACGGTGGTGTGGGATCTGATCCCGCGCGAGACCGCGTTCGGCCGGCCGGTGATGCTGCACGTGTTCGACAGCGACCGGCCGGCGCAGCATCGCGGGGCAGGCGGCGTCTTCGCGCCCATCCTGGGCAAGATGAAGATGCTGGCCCGCTACGATGCCGTGGAGCTTCAGGCTGCGGTGGTGAACGCCATCTTCGCCGCCTACATCGAAAGCCCGTTCGACGATCAGATGGTGCAGGACGCGCTGGACAGTGGCGGTGGCCTGTCTGCCTATCAGCAGATGCGCGGGCAATATGCCCAGGAACGCGCGATCAAGCTCAACCAGGTGGTGGTGCCGCGCCTGTTCCCCGGCGAGAAGATCGTTCCGGTGGACAGCAAGCGGGCCGCCAACGGCTATGCGCCGTTCGAAAACGCGGTGCTGCGCAACGCGGCGACGGCGATCGGCACCAGCTTCGAGCAGCTGAGCCAGGACTGGAGCAAGACGAATTACAGCTCCGCCCGGGCGGCGCTGATCGAGGCCTGGAAGACGCTGGCGCGGCGGCAGAAGAACTTCGCGGTCAGCACCGCGACGCCGGTCTATGGGGCCTTCCTGGAAGAGGCGATGGACAGGGGCGAGCTGCCGCTGCCGTCGGGCGCGCCGGACTTCATCGAGGCGCGCGCGGCCTATTCCGGCTGCATGTGGATGGGGCCGCCGCGCGGCTGGATCGACCCGGTGAAGGAAGCCCAGGCGGCGGTGCTGCGCATGGATGCCGGCCTGTCGACGCTGGAACAGGAATGCGCCGAGCAGGGCCTGGACTGGGAGGAACAGCTGGCGCAGCGCGCGATCGAGCACGCGCGGTTCAAGGAACTCGGCTTGCCGGAGCCGAAATGGTTCGGCGAGGCCGCGAACGATGCGGGCCAGAAGCCTGAAAAGCCGGTGGATCAATGACGGCGCATCGCCTGCCGCACCTGGCGCAGCGCTTCTTCAACGCGCCGCAGATGATCCTGCCGGAGAAAGCGGAGATCATCATGGCGGCGCTGGCCGATCGCTTCGGGATCGCACAGCTGTTCAGCGGCGGCATGGCCGTGGCGCTGGCGCGGCCGATGGCGTTCGATGAGGACTATGACCAGCCGACCGCGCCCCGGCGGGACGTGGGCTACGACGTGACCCGCGATGGCGTCGCCATGGTGCCGGTCTGCGGCACGCTGGTGCACCGGCTTGGTTGCGTGCGGCCCTATTCCGGCATGACCGGCTACGATGGCGTTCGGCACAACGTGCTGAGTGCGCTGGCGGATCCCGCCATACGCGGCGTGCTGCTGGATATCGACAGCCCGGGCGGCGAGGTGTCCGGCCTGTTCGACCTGGCCGACACGTTGTTTGCGGCGCGGAAGATCAAGCCGGTCTGGGCCGTGCTGAATGAATCGGCCTATTCCGCGGGCTATGCAATCGCCAGCGCCTGCGCTCGCGTGACCGTGCCGCGCACCGGCGGTACGGGCTCGATCGGCGCCGTGGTGCTGCACACCGAGATCAGCAAGGCGCTGGACAAGGACGGCATCACGGTCACGGTTATCCGGTCTGCCGCGCGCAAGATGGAAGGCAACCGGTTCGAACCGCTGTCCGACGCCACGCGCGCGCGCATCCAGGCCGAGGTGGACGCCGTCGCTGATCTGTTCGTCGACACGGTCGCGCGCAACCGCAACCTCGCCGCCGGCCGCATCCGGGACATGGAAGCCGGCTGTTTCTACGGCGCGGCGGGCGTGAAAGCCGGCCTCGCCGACGCCGTCATGGCTCCGGATGCGGCCTATCGGGCCCTTGTCGCCGCCATCAACTGAAGGACGTCATCATGACCACACCCAGCTCGGCGGCCGCCTCGGCCGATCCGATCAATTTCGCGCACCTGGCCGGGATCCCGGCTGGCGAAACCGCGCTTGGCGGGACGGTGCCGGTCGCGGCGCCGGATCCCGTGACGGCGCCGGCGCGGGCCGAGGAAAAAGAGGTCGATGACGAAGAGGGCAAGAAGGGAAAGCGTGCGCGGCGCACGAAGAGGGCGCGGCGCGCGCGCCGGCGGGAAGAAGACGAAGATCCCGACGATGATGACGACGACGACGAAGACGATGATGACGATGAAGACGAGGACGAGGCGCGGGCGATCGCCGACCGCGCCCGCGCGCAGGAGCGCAAGCGCTGCGCCGCCATCTTCTCCTCGCCCGCCGCCACGGGGCGTGTGCAGATGGCCGCGCATTTCGCCTTCAACACATCGATGACGGCGAAACAGGCGATCGGCGCGCTGGAAGCCGCCGCGGCCACCATGCCGGCAGGCGCTCCCGGCCTCGATCAGCGCATGGCGGCCGCGGCCGTTCCGGCCGTCCAGCCCGACCTGCCGCCGGCTGCCGCCGGCACGCCGCAGGCGATCGCGAAGGGCGTCAACGCCCTTTACGACGCGGCGCGCCCGCGCCGCACGTAATCCGCGTCCCGCGCCAAACAGGAGTCGCAGTCCATGGCTTACAGTTTCGAACCCTCGGTCCAGAACAGCGTTTTCAGCCCCGACCAGCTGATCGCCGGCAGCTACCCGCTGGTGACCGACACGATCACCCTGGTGTCCGGCCAGAACCTGACGCGCGGCGCCATGCTGGGGATCATCACCGCCAGCGGCAAATACACGCTGTCGGCCAGCGCGGCCGGCGATGGCAGCGGCACGCCCGTGGCGATCCTGGCCGAGGACACGAACGCGACCGGTGGCGACACGCTGTGCCCGGTCTATCTCGCCGGCGAGTTCGACGCCAACTACATGACCTTCGGCGCCGGCTGGACCGCTGCCGCTGCCAAGGCGGCGCTGCGTGATTCCAACGTCTACATCAAGATCGGCGCGATCCCGAACACCATCGTCTGAAACCATCCGCCGGCCCCGGCCGGCGGGTCCCGCAACCGCGCCCGCACGGCGCCTATCCCGGCAACGGAGCCCCTGAATGGCGATCGATCCCCTTTTCGACACCAATGTGCTGGTGCATGTGGTGCGGAACCTGAAGCTGCCGTCGCAGTTCCTGCTCGACACCTTCTTCCCGAACACGGTCGAATTCGAGACCGAATACGTCTCGATCGACGTGGACGTGGGCTTGCGGCGCATGGCGCCCTTCGTCAGCCCGTTGGTCGAAGGCAAGCCGGTCGAAAGCCGCAAATACCAGACGAACTCGTTCCGGCCAGCCTACATCAAGGATCTGCGCACCCCGGATTTCCGCCGTCCCGTGCTGCGTGCGATGGGTGAGCGCATCGCCGGCAGCCTCACGCCGGCCGAGCGCATCCAGCTCAACCTGGCCTTCGAGATGGAAGACCAGGTGCAGATGGTCCAGCGTCGCCTTGAGTGGATGGCGGCGCAGTCGATGCTGACCGCGAGCTATCAGATCTCCGGCGACGGCTTCGAGAACGTCACGCTCAATTTCAACCGCGACGCGGCGCTGACCGTAACGCTGACCTCCGGCGCGGTGTGGTCGGCGGCCAATATCGCGGCCGGCACGGCGCAGCCCTCGCAGAATATCGAGACCTGGGCACAGACCGTGCTGCAGAAAAGCGGCCGCGCGCCCGACAAGCTTGTGTTCACCACAGGCGCCTACAACCTGTTCCTGCTCGATCCACGCGTGCAGCAGAGCGTCTGGTATCTGCGTTCGGGCGATAGCCAGGTGCAGTTCGGCGGCGGCGTGGCCACCGGCGCGGTCGCGAAGGGCCGGTGGGGCAGCTATGACCTGTTCGTCTACAACGACTGGTATATCGACGTGAACGGCGTGGAACAGCCGATGGTTCCTGGCAACACCGTTCTGTTGGGCAGCCCGTCGCTGGAGGGCGTTCGTGCTTATGGCTCGATCATGGATGAGGATTTTGCCTATGGCGCGCTCGCCTACGCGCCGAAGTCCTGGATCGAGCCGAACCCGAGCCGCCGCCACCTGCTGATGCAGTCGGCCCCGGTCGTGATCCCGTCCCGCGTCAACGCCGCCATGGCGGTAACCGTCGCCTAACGGCGCGATTTCACCTGAAAGGACCCTGAGATGCCGCCGAAAACCGAGGAAAAGGCGCCCGAAAAGGTGCGCGTGAAGGTCCCGCCTGGCCGCACGATCCACACCGGGGGGAATGTGCATCCGTTCGGTCCGGGCGCCGAATTCGAGCTGGGAAAGGACGAAGCGGACCGTCTGCTGGCGGACGGCCACCTGATCCTGCCAGACCCGGCGCCGGAGCCGACGCCCCCCGACGGCAGCCAGGCCGCCAGCTGACCCGTGCTGGACTTCGACGCCCTGGTGCTGGCGCCGGCAATGGCGACCTTCGGCGAGTCGGTCACCTATCTGCCCGCCGATGGACCGCCGCTGGTGCTGGCCGGGGCGTCGGGCGCGGTCTTCAACGACCGTTTCACCGATTCCAAGTTCGATGGCGGCGCCGAGGTGATTTCCATCCGGCCGGTGGTGAACGTGCGCACTGCCGCATTGCCGAAAGTGCCGACGCAGGGCGAGCTGTTCCGCATTCGCGGCATCCTCTACCAGGTCGCGGATCCGCCGGAACCAGACGGCATGGGCGACCTGCGCATCTATCTGAGGCTGGCGAGCGATGCGCAGGCCGCGCTGGCGCCTCTTCCGCCGTCCTGAGCCATGACAACGCGGCAAGGCGTGGCGATCCGCACCAGCGCGGTCGCCACCATCATCGCGCAGAACACGCTGGCCGGCGCGATGGTGGAGCAGGAGCGCTATGACGACGTCGCCGAGGCCGACATGCCCCGCGTCATCGTCTTCGCGCACGAGGAGCTGGACGGCACCAGCAAGGCGGGCACTGCCCCGCGCTTCAAGGTGTCCCTGCACCTGGAAATCCAGTGCCTGGTGATCCGCGCGCGGATGGCGGATGCCGTCACCGATCTGGACACGCTGACCGGCGAGGTGATCGAGGCGCTGCTGTGCGATCCGGTATGGCCGAAGCAGATGGAGTTCATCGAATCGGGCGCCCTGATCCGGCAGTTCAAGCCGCAGAACGAGCGCGTCATCGGTGACGGGCGCGTCACGTTCGTCTGCAAATACAACGAAACCTACCCACCGCGGGTCACCACGCCATTGAGCCAGGTGGACCTGCGCGCCAGCGCGACACAGCCCGCCGGCGCCGCGATCGGCGTCGATATCATCCTCCCGCCAGCCGAAGGATAGACAATGTCCGGTTCCGTAGTGCCGCTTTCGATCCCCGGGAACCTGCGCGTTCCGCTGTTCTATGCGCAGTTCGACAACAGCAAGGCCGGCGTCAATCAGCAGAACACGTACGCGCTGATCCTGGGCCAGGCGACCACCGCCGTGCCCGCCGTGGTGGACTATGTGCCATCGCCCGCCGCGGCGGCCCAGATGTTCGGGGCGAACAGTCAGCTGGCGGCTGAGATAGCCGCCTACATGGCCAACGATCCGGTCACGCCGGTCTATGCGGTGCCCTATGTCGACGCGGGCGGCGGTGTGGCGGCCACGGGCGCCTATGCATTCGGCGGCACGGCGACCAAGGCCGGCACAGTCAGTGCTTATGTCGGCGATCAGCTGGTGCAGGTCGCGGTCGCGGTGGGCGATACCGCGGCGACGATCGCGACCAACCTGACGGCCGCCATCAACGCCTATGTCTACTCGATCGGCGGGGGCGCGCAGCAATCGGCGCTGCAGCTTCCGGTGACCGCGGTGGCGGCTGCCGGCACGGTGAACCTGACCGCCGACAACAAGGGCACGCTGGGCAACGCCATCCCGCTCGGGTTGAACCTGCGCGGCACGCTGGGGGGTGAGTCGACGCCGGCGGGCATCACGGTCGCCATCACCGCCATGTCAGGCGGCGCGGGCGATCCGAGCCTGGCAACGCTGCCGGCGATACTGGGCAACCAGGGCTTCGATTTCATCTGCAACCCGTGGGAAACGACCACGCAATACGCCTTCACCGCGACGCTGATGAACGATGCGGCGGGACGATGGAGCTACAGCAACGCGCTTTATGGCCACATATTCTCTGCCAAGGCGGACACCGTCACGAACCTGCTGGCCCTGGGTGGGGCTTTGAACGATCAGCACCTGGCCATATTCGGCGTCGCGGCCGGTGCCGGCGGCGTCGCCACGCCCGGCTACGTGGTGGCGGCCGCGGTGACGGCCGCCTGCGCCGTTCAGTTGCAGGCCATGCCGAACCGCCCGCTGCAGACGGTCACAGTCCAGGGCATCATGGGCGAGCAGCCTGGCGCCGCCTTCAGCTTCAGCCAGGAACAGGCGCTGCTGACCACCGGCATCGCGGTGCTGCGCGGTAACCCGGACGGCTCTGTGCAGATCGTTCGCGCCGTGACCACCTATCAGACGAACAGCTACGGGCAGTCTGACCAGAGCTATCTGGACACCGAGACCATGTTCAGCCTGATGGCCTTCACTCGCCGGCTGAAGGCGCGAATCACCCAGGAATTCCCGCGCGCGCTGCTGGTGCAGGACGGCACCAAGGTGGGGTTCGGCGTGCCCGCCATCTCGCCCAGCATCGCCAAGGGTGTGCTGGTGGCGGAATACGCGGCCATGGAAATGGAAGGCCTGGTGCAGAATACCGACGCGTTCGAGGCCGGGCTGGTGGTGGACATCAACGCCGACGATCCCAGCCGTCTGGATGTGCTGGTCGATCCCTACTTCGTCAGCGGGCTGCGCATCTTCGCCACGCTGGTGCAGTTCCATCTCAACACCCAGGCCGCCGCCTGATCCCGGCCGCCGCGTAAGGAAATCGCGCCATGACGGTGAATGTCAGCGTCGGCGGGACCGCCAGCTTCTATGTCGGCGGCACGCTCTACGAGCTCGCGGGCAGCATGAAGGTGGATGTGGGCGGCGTGATCCGCACGCCGGTGGTCGGCCCCAGCGGACCCACCGGCAAATGGAAGGAACGCGTCGATCCGCCGATGATCGAGGTGGAGGTCTTCAATGATCCGGCGCTGTCCATCACCGCGCTGCGGGCCACCACGGGCGTGACCGTTCAGTTCGATCTGAACAATGGCAAGCGCTACGTGCTCTACAACGCCTTTCAGACCGACAAGCTGGAGCTTGATGCGGTGGAGGGCAAATTCCCGCTGAAATTCTCGGGCACCGATTGCAGGGAGACCACCGCGTCGTGAGCGATCCGAACACATATGTCTTTTCGAAACCGATCACGGCGATCGACCGTACGCTGAACGAGGTGACGCTCCGCGAGCCGACGGGCGAGGACCTGATCAACGCCGGCGATCCCGCGCAATCGGTCCTTTATTCGCAGCGCCTGGCCGAGATCCTGGCCAGTCTGCCGACCGGAACCCTGCGGCGGCTTCCCGCGCGCGACGTGCTGGGAATGGGGGCGATCGTGAGCCGTTTTTTGGCGGTCGACGCGCCCACGATCTCGTCGACGGATACTGGGAGTCAGCCCGGTTCTGGCGCGACGCCGGGTTCGTCTTCCGTCTGACGATCCGGCAGATGGAGGGTTCGCTGCGCCAGGCCAGCCGCATCGCGCGGCTTGAGGCGAAAGCGAGGTCGCGCGCCTGATGGCCGAAGCACAGCAGAACTTCAACTTCGTCATCGGCGTGATCGATCGCGCCCTGACGCCGATCCGCGCGATCGCCGCGGCCGTGACGGGCGCGACGCACGAGACGGAGAAGGCGGGTCACGCCGCCCATGGCGCCGCGAAGCACGTCGGCGAGATCACGCATCACACCAGGGGCATCATGGCCCTGGGCGCGCATATCCACATCCTGCGCGGGCATTTCGGCGAGTTGAACGCGGGCATCGCCGAAGTCGGCCATTCCATCACCGAGTTCCTGCCGATGCTGGGCGCGCTGGGCGCGGCAGGGTCGCTGGTGGGGCTGTTCGAACTGACCGAGCATGTCGCGGAATCGCGGTCCGAGTTCCTGAAGATGACGAAGGAACTGGGGATCCTGCCGGGCCAGCTCGGGGCGCTGAACATGGCGGCGAAACTCACGGACGTGTCGGTCGAGGGCATGCAGACCGGCATGGGCAAGCTGGAAAAGGCCATGGCCGCCGCCGCGGTGGGCAAGAACAAGGACGTGGCGGGGCTGTTCCAGCACCTGAAGATCAGCCTGACCGACGGCCACGGCCACATCAAGAGCATCACGGAGGTGCTGCCGCAGCTTGCTGATGCTTTCCGGAAAACGACCGACCCGGCGATGCGGATGCGCGCCGCCATCGCCCTGTTCGGCCGCGACGGCAAGGAACTGATCCCGATGCTGATGGAGGGCAGTGAGGGACTGCGCGAGTTCGCCGCGATCAGCAAGCAGGTGAACTATGCGCCGACGAAAGAGGAAGGCGAGGGGCTGGAGGAATTCCACAAGCAGTGGATCCTGATGCAGTCCGCCGTCACCGGGGTGAGCGCCGCGATCGGCGCGAAGCTGGCGCCGGTGCTGGCGCCGGTGGTGGAGCTGGCCCGGGAATGGGTGGTGGCCAACCGCGACTGGGTCGCGACCATGATCGCCGACAAGGTCAAGCAGCTCGCCGATTGGGTGAAGACGCTGAACCTGCGCGAGATCATCGACCAGATACAGGATTGGATACACGCCAGCGTCAGCCTGACCAGCCATGTGGGTGGCCTGAAGACGATGCTGGGCGCTGCGATCCTGGTGATGGGCTCGCCGCTGCTATCCGCCCTGTCCAGCGTCATTAATATGGTCGGGCAGGTGGGCCGGATCCTGATCTGGGTCAGCTCGATCGCCTGGGCGAACCCGATCCTGGCCGCGATCGGCGCCGTGATCGTGGGCGGATACCTGCTTTATGAAAACTGGGACTGGGTGAAGGAAAAGGTCGGCGCCGTCTTCACGTGGTTCAGCGGGCAAGGTGGCTGGGTGAAGGCGCTGATCACGATCGTCGCGCCGTTCATCGCCATTCCCGCGATGATCGTGGAGCACTGGGAGCCGCTGAAGGCGTTCTTTGTTGAGTTGTGGGAGTGGATCAGGCGTGCTTTCAGCGATGCTTGGTCCTACATCCAGCCGATCATCGAGAAGATCAACGGCGCGGTCGACGCGCTGCAGAACAGTTACGTCGGCAAGTATATCCTGGGGCTCGTTTCCGACGTCACGGTGCCGCAGACGGTTGCCCCGACGGGTGGCATCGCGCCAGGCGCCGCGCCGGGCGTTCCGGGCGTCGATATCTATACGCCGCCGCTGGAAAGCCCCTATCGCGAGGGCAATGGCGCGGCGCCGGTCACATCGCAGGACGGCAAAACGCAGATCCAGATCGATATCAACGGCCTGCCGCCGGGCAGCACGGTGCGGTCGCAATCCAGCGGCGCCGCGCCCGCGCCCGACCTGAACGTCGGCTATGCCATGCCGTTGGGGCTCCTGGGGATCCAGTGATGGGCACGACGCTCGCGCTGCTGAACGCCGTCACGTCCTGGCAGCTGAACCTGCGGCCGGCCAGCTTCCGCGCCGTGCCGTTCTACACCGAGGGAACGGAGGGCGCCGGCGGCCGGCGCCTGGTGGTGCACGAATTCCCGCTGCGCGACGATGCCTTCCTGGAAGATCTCGGCCGCCGGCCGCAGCGCCACCAGGTCAACGCCATCGTCCTGGGCGGTGACTACATGGACCAGCGCGACGCGCTGATCTCGGCCTGCCAGGATTTCGATGATGCGGCCACGCTGGTGCATCCCTATCTGGGCGAGCTGCAGTGCCGCGCCGGCCTGATCCGCTGGCGCGAGTCGCAGGAATTCGGCGGCTGCGCGATCTTTCAGATCGAGTTCGTGGTGGACCCCGGCGGCCTGCCTTGTCCGCTCGCGGGCACGGACACCGCCTCGTCCCTGCTGACCGGCCTGGTTTCGATGCTGCGCACGATCAAGTCCGCCTACATCCTGGGCAGCCTGATCGTGCAGGATCCCGCCTTCCTGCTGAGTTTCTCGGGCGGCCTGCTGGCCGGCGCCGCCGGCGCCTTCCTGGGCCTGCCGGCCGCCACGGTCAGCCTGCTGGGCAACCTGGCGGCCGCGATCGCCACCACGCCGCTGAACACCGGCGGCACGGCCGATGCGGTGGCGGCGGCCTATGGCGCCTGCGTCGATGCCGTGGTGCAGAGCCAGACCGTGCCGCCGCAGCCGGACGATCCGGTGGCCGGAACGCCGCCGCTATTCGCGCCGCCCAGCGACCTGACCGGCGGCCTGGCCGCGTTGGCGAGCTGGGGCAGCGATCTGCCCGTGCCGCCGGGCGTCGGCGCCGTGCAGGCCGCCCAGGCGCAGCAGCAGGCGGCGATCGTCGCGCTGGTGCAGGGCACCGCGCTCGCCTCGGTGCTGCAGGTCTATGCCCAGCTCGACTGGGCCAGCGCCGCGCAGGCCGCGGCCGCGCAGGGCCAGGTGATGGGGCTGCTGTCGGCGCAGGCGGATGCCGCTGCCGCCGCCGGCCAGGACGATCTGTATCGCGGCTGGCTGGCGATCACGGGCATGGTGGTCGACGATTTCGCGCAGCGCATCCAGGCGTTGCCGGTGCAGACCGCCTATGCCCTGCCGCTTCCGATGCCCTCGCTGGCGCTGGCGCAGCTGTTCTACCAGGACGCCACGCGCGCGCCCGAGCTGGAAGCGATGAACGACGTGGCGCATCCGCTATTCATGCCGGCAACCGGGATCCGGCTGGCGGCATGAGCGGATCGCAGCCCGACTACATGGCGCTGCTGGTGAACGGCATGCCCTATTACGGCTGGACGGAGGTCCGCGTCTCGCGCGGGCTGACGCGCTGCGTGACCGATTTCGATATCGCGGTCAGCGAGCGCTGGTCCGGCCAGGCCGAGCCCTGGCAGATCAAGCCCTTCGTGCCGTGCCAGATCAGGATCGGGACCGATCCGCTGCTGACCGGCTATGTGGAGATCTACGATCCGCAGATCTCCGGCACTGCCCATGCCGTGCGCATCAAGGGCGCGTCGAAGACGCAGGACCTGGTGGAATGCCGGCCGGATATCCAGGCGGGCCAGTTCAGCGGCTACACGCTGGCGGCGGTCGCGCGCGCCGTCAGTGGCCTGTTCGGCATCGGGGTGGTGGTGGACACGCCGGCGGCCGACCAGGTGGTGCAGAACGCGCAGATGGAGCGCTGCGAGACGGCCTGGAGCTTCCTGGAGCGGCTGTGCCGCCTGGCGGGCGTGCTGGCCACCGATGATGTCAACGGCAACCTTGTGCTGACCAGCGCCGGCACGAACCGCGCCTCGGGACGGCTGCTGGAAGGCGTGTCGATCCTGGCCGGCCGCGCCACGCTGAGCAGCAACAAGCGGTTTTCGAACTACATCGTGAAGGGGCAGTCCCGCATCGGCTGCGGCGGCGCTGATGCCTGGGGTGGCTTCGGCAACATCGGCGCCACGGCTCCAGTCGCGCCCGCCGGCGCCGTGCAGACGCAGCTGCGGGCCGAGGCGACGGACCGGGATGTGCCGCGCTACCGGCCCTTCGCCTCGATCGCGGAAAGCCAGATGACGCCGCAGCAGATGCAGCAGCGGGCAAACTGGCAGCGCAACTATGCCTATGGCCAGTCGCTGAAAGCGACGGTCACGGTGGTGGGCTGGCGCCAGCCCGACGGGCGGCTGTGGACGGTGAACGAGATGATCCCGGTCACCTCGCCGTCGCTGGGCGTGGACCAGGACCTGCTGATCGCGGAGACGAAGTTCTTCCTGGACGATCACGGCGGCCGGCGCACCGAACTGCTGCTGGGCCCGGTGGAAGGCTACACGCCCGATCCCGGCCAGGTGCGCATCCACAAGAAGGGGCGGGGCCACAAGGGCGGCAGCGGGGTCAACTGGGACGGGTTCGGCAGCGCCGCTGCCGGCGGGGGAACGGCCGTTGCTTGATCTGCTCGATCGCGCCCACTCGGCGATCCAGAGCCTTCTGACCGGCGGCAAGGTCACCGCCGCGCGCATGGGGCCGCGCACGCTGCTGCAGATCACCGGGCTCGACAACGAGGTAGTGCAGACCGTGGAGCTGCTGCTGCCGCCTGGCTATTCGGCACGGCCGCTGGCGGGATCGGACGTGCTGGCGGCCCAGGTGCTGGGCTCCCGCGATCAGCTGGTGGCGCTTGGCGGCGACTTCGTGGGCCACGCGATCCAGGACCTGGCGCCGGGCGAATTCGGCCTGACGGACGGAACGCAGACTATCGTCGTGCGCACCGACCATCTGGAGATGAATACGCCCACATACCTGAAGATCACGGCGGCCCAGCACGTGGAGATGGTGACGCCGCTGCTGAAGGTTACGGGCGATATCATCGACAACTGGCAGACGCAGACCGAGACCATGGCCGGCCAGCGCGCGACCTACAACATCCACGACCATGACGTGCCGAACGTGCAGCCCGGCGCGTCGACAGTCGTGTCCCACGTGCCAAACCAGCAGGAACTCTGATGCTGGACGTCGCCCTGGTCTGGAACAGCGAGACCGGCACTGCCGATCTCGCGATGAACGGGCCCGACCTGCAGATGGATGCGGGCCTGCAGACGCCCGTCATCCTCAGCCTGTTCACGGACCAGCTCGCGGATGCGGCGGACTGGATCCCGGACGGCACCACGAACCGCCGCGGCTATTGGGGCGACGCGCCGCTGCCGAATGTGCCCGAACAGGGCAAGTCCTACCTGATCGGCAGCAAGCTATGGCTGCTGGACCGCGCCCTGCAGACCCAGGACACGCTGAACCGCGCCGAGTCCTATGCGCGCCAGGCGCTGCAATGGATGATCGATGACGGCGTGGTGGGCAGCCTGACGGCGACGGCAAGTTTCCCGCAGCTGGCCTGGATCGATCTGCAGATCGATCTCTTCCAGGCGGGCTCGCAGCAGACGTTCAGCTTCGCCTGGCAGAACAGCTGAGATGCCGTTCAGCTTCCCGCAACTGCCCGACCTGCGCACGCGCACCAGGGCGCTGCTGCAGTCGCGCATCGCCGGCGCCGACACCACGCTGCGCTTCTCGACGCTGGGCATCCTGGCGGATGTGATGGGGGGCGAGGATTGGTCGGAGTACCGCTCCGGCGTCTACGTCTCCAAGCAGATGTTCATCGCCACGGCCGAGGCGCCGTATCTTGACACGCGCCTGTCGGACTATGGCCTGACGCGCCTGGGCGCCACCTATGCCGCCGGCAATGCGATCCTTTCCGGCACCGTGGGGATGGCGATTCCGCTGGGCACGCAGGTGCAGACCAGCGACGGATCCCAGGTCTATACGACGCAGTCCGCGGGCTCGATCGGCGGCGGCGGCACGGTCACGCTGCCGATCCTGGCCAGCACGGCCGGCTCGGCCGGGAATGCGGTCGCGAACGCCTCGCTGGTGCTCGGCGTCGCCATCGCCGGCGTGCTGCCGGCGGTGCAGGTGGACGGCGCCGGCCTGACTGGCGGCACGGACCAGGAGACGGACGATGCGTTCCGCGCCCGCGGCCTGGCGCGCATCCGCCAGCCGCCCCAGGGCGGCGCGGCGACCGACTATCTGGCCTGGGTGAAGCAATATGCCGGCGTCACGCGGGCCTGGGTCTATCCGCTCAATCGCGGCGCTGGCACGGTGGACGTGTTCTTCGCCATGGATGGCAGGGCGAATCCGCTGCCGCTTGCCGGCGACCTGGCCGGCGCCGAGGCGATCATTCAGCCCCTGCGACCCGTGACCGCAGACGTGCAGACCGTCGCGCCCACCGCCGGCCCGGTGGCCGTGACCATCACCGGGATGGTGCCGAACGATGCCGGCACGCAGGCGCAGGTGCAGGCGCAGCTGCAGGCGCTGATGGCCTCGATCGGTCCAGGCGCCGCCACGATCGGCGACGGCGTGAGCGCCGCGCAGCCGGGCGGCCATGTGGACCTGAATCAGATCTACGCCGCGATCCAGGCCGGTGGCGCGCAGCTGTTCGACCTGACGCTGCCGGCGGCCGATGTGGTGCTGGGAACGGGCGTGCTGCCCGAACTGGGCGCGGTGACGTTCGTCTGATGGCCGCGATTTTCGACACGCTGCAGCAGCCCGATTTTCAGCGCGGGCTGCAGGGCGTGCTGCCGCGCGGCCGCGCCTGGCCGCGCGATCCGGGCTCGACCCTGGCCGCGCTGCTGAACGGCCATGCCGATGCCGTCTATGGCGTGCACCAGCGCTTCGTGCAGCTGCTGGACGTGGAAAGCGACCCGTCGCAGACGATCGAGCTGCTGACCGATTGGGAGAATGATTACGGCCTGCCGGATCCGTGCACGCCGCTGAACGCGACGCTGCAGCAGCGTCACGCGGCGCTACTGGCGAAGATCGCCGCGCAGGGCGGCCAGTCGATCGCCTACTACGAGTCCGTCGCCTCGGTGATGGGCTTCGCCATCACCATCACCGAGCTGCATCCGTTCCGCACCCAGGTCAGCAGCACGGGCGATGAGCTGAACGGGATCGATGCCGCCTTCACCTGGATCGTCAACACGGCCAGCGTCCACGTGATCGCCTTCACCACCGGGGTGTCCGCCACCGGCGAGAATCTGCGCACGGTGGACAATACCTCGCTGGAATGCCGGCTGAACGCGCTGAAGCCCGCGCACACGGTTCTGCTGTTCAATTACACCTGAAACCGGACACGCATGTATCGCATCGATAACAGCACCGCCGCGCTGGCGCTTCCCGCTGCGCTCGCCGTTGGGCCCAATCCGAACGGATACTTCAAGAATGCAGTGCCCGGCACGGTCGTTGACGGCGACTGGGCGAATGCGGTCCAGGAAGAGCTTATGGCCTTCCTGGCGGCGGCGGCCATCGCCCCTAACAAGGCCGTCGTCAATCAGGTTCTGACGGCCTGTCGGGCGCTGTTCGGGCCGGCCGGCTCTGGTTTCGCGGTCTACAGTGCCCCCGGCACCTATACCTGGGTGGCCCCCGCGGGTGTCACGAGGGGATTTGTCTATGTGACCGGCGGTGGCGGCGGCGGCGCAGGTGATGGCAACTCGCAGTCCGGCCCTGGCGGCGCCGCCGGCGGGACGGCCTTCGGCTCGGTCAATCTGACGCCTGGGGCAAGCTATCCCATCACGGTCGGCGCCGGCGGGGCGGGCGCGGCCGCGGCCTCCGGCACCACATCGGGGGGCGCCGGCAGCACGAGCAGCTTCGGTTCGATATTGTCCGCGACAGGCGGGGGCGGCGGCACGAACCAGGGCGCCACTGGCGTCCCTGGTGGCACGCCGGGTGTCGGGTCCGGATCTGGACTGCTGCTCTATGGCGGCTATGGCGAGGATGGGCAGGCGAGCGGATCCGGCGTCATCGCGAATAGCCAGTACTATCGCGGCGGTCACGGCGGCGCCTCATTCTGGGGTGGGGGCGGCCGATCCGGCTCTGGCGGCGGCCAGAGCGGCGTCGCCATCGGCTCCGGCGGTGGCGGCGGTTATTCGATCGGAGGTCTGGCCGCCAATAGCGGAAACGGCGCCTCCGGCGTCGTCGTCATTCTCTCGTGAGTTGGTGACATGACAGAATATGCCCGTATCGCCAGCGGCGTTGTCGCCGAGCTGTTCACGCCGCCCGCCGGCTTTGCTCTCACCGACTGCTTCCATGCCGACGTGGCGAGCCAGTTCGTTGCCGTTCCCGACGGCGTCTCTCCAGCGCAGGGCTGGACCTATGACGGCGCGTCATTTGCCGCACCCGTCATGCCTCCGCCGACGCCGGCCCAGCAGGCGGCGTCACTGCTCGCGGCGGGACTGGCCATCACCTGCGCCTCGGTGCCGGCGATCAATGGCACGTTCGCGCTCGATCCAACCACGATGGACCAGATCGGCAGCGTTGCGCGCGACTGCGCGGCAGGGCTGGGACTTCCGCTTGGCGCCCCGGCATTCGCCTATCCCGACATAACGGGGGCGAACAAGAATTTCGCGCCGGCACAGCTGCAGGAACTCTACAAGGCACTGCGCGACTTCATCTACGCGGTCGACGTCACCGCGAAGACGCTGGCCGCGGGCGGCAGCGCGTCGTGGCCATCCGCCGCGGTGACGATCGCCTGAGATGAGCGGCGCGACCGCCTTCAGCGGCTACGCCGCGCTGGGCGCCGCCATCGTCGATGGCGTGCTGACCGAGCCCGTGGGCGGCGGATATGCGCGCCAGGCCGTCTCCGGCCAGGATCTTGGCAACGGACAGATCACCCTGTCGGCCGGCATGACATTCGGGCCGGCCTCCGCGAGCTGGGGCACGATCGGGGAATTCGCGATCTTCGACGCGGCAGCCGGCGGCACGATGCGCAACAGCGTGGCGCTGGCTTCCTTTACGGTCGGGCCGAACGAATTGGTCACCGTGCCGCCCGGAACCTACCAGATGACGCCCGGCGCGGTGATGGATGCCGCGGTGCTGACCTTGAACGGCGCGCAACTGACGATCGGCGGTCAGCCCGTGAGGATGGCATAGCGGCATGGCGGACCTGTCCACCTTTCCGACGGATCCGGTCGGTACGCCGGCGCAGCCTGGCGATCTGATCCCGGCCTTGCGGGCGGGCCAGCCGGTGGCGCTGACGCCCGCGCAGCTCGGGCTGGCCATCACCGCCGCGCTGACCGAAACGCAGAACACGCTGCTGGGCCGTGGCTCCAATGCCGGGCAGGGCCAGGTGCAGCCGATCAGCCTGGGCGCCGGCGTCGTGCTGCAGGGCGAGCAGTTGGCGGCGACGGCCGAGGATCATCTGGCGCTGGAGCTGATGGCGCAGGTCGATCTGAACATGGAGATCGTCGTGAACTCGGTGGGCGCGCCGATGCGCCTCCCGTTCTCGGTGCTGCTGGCATACCTGCAGCAGAGCCTGTCGACGGCGCTTGGTCTTGCTTTCGCCGACGATTTCGCGGTCGTCGCTCTGCTTTAACGGTCGATCTCGGGAGATCGCAGGATGGCTGCTGGACTGACAACGGTCGCGGCATCGCTGAATGGCGCTGTCCGATCCATCATCGCCGGCGCTGATGGGGGCGCGAACCTGGCGCCCGCGCATGTGCTGGTTGACCAGTTTGGCGTGCCGCTTGGTGTCGCGGGAAACGAACTGGCGGTGCGCAACCGGACCGTGGTGCCGGCGGCCTGCACGGGCAATCTGACGCTCGCGAACGCCAATCAGCCGCAGTCGGCGCAGCAGGCGCAGGCCTCGCCCGTGACGATTATCCTCTACAACCCCGACAACGCCGTTGACCAGGGCATCGGCGCTGCCGAGCCGATCTGGATCAATGCGGTCGGACCGGCGGCGGCGGCCTCGGGCGGATCATCGATCAAGCTGAACCCCGGCGCGTCGATTGTCATCGGGCCGATCGTTGGCGCGGTGTCCTGGGTGGCGGCGAGCGCCGGCCACAAGATCGAGGGTTACACGCTGACATGAACATCCGCCTGGCGAGACTGCTGGCCGCCGGCGCGATCGCGCTGGCGGCGGCCTCGGCGCATGCCCAGTCGCCGAATGGCGGCGTGATCGGCGCGCCATCGACGCCGGCGCTGAACCCCGCGCTCAACCTCGCGGACCTGCAGGACAAGGCCGCGGCGCGGGTCAATCTGGGTCTTGGCGCCCTGACGGCAAACCAGATCGTGCTGGGCGGTGGCGGGGGCGCCGCGCCGGCGGTGCTGGGCAGCCTGGGCACGTCCACGTCCGTGCTGCACGGCAACGGCGCCGGCGCGCCGAGCTGGGGCGCGGTGAACCTGGGCACGGATGTAACGGGCAGCCTGCCGATCGGCAGTGTGTCCGGGACGGGCGCGTTGGCCGCACTCGGCGTGGGCGCTGGCCTGACCACATCGGCCGGCAATCTCACCCTCGCGCCGGCTGGGCTGTCCACGCTGGGCGGCATCGAGGCGCTTTCCGGCGCCGTGCCGCATGCCTGGGTCAGCTACATCGACGCGGTCGGCATACAGCACACATCGCAGCCCACGGCAGCCGATATCAGCGGCCTTGGTGCGCTCGCGACCCTTGGCGTAGGCGCTGGCCTGACCGCCTCGGGCGGCAATCTCATTCTCGCGCTGCCGGGGCTGTCGACGCTGGGTGGCATCGAGGCGCTTTCCGGCGCCGTGTCGCATGCCTGGGTCAGCTATATCGACACGGCCGGCATACAGCACACATCGCAGCCCACGGCAGCCGATATCAGCGGCCTCGGCGCGCTGGCGACCCTTGGCGTCGGAACCGGCCTCGCCTCGGGTGGCGGCAATCTGTCGGTCTCCTACGGCACGACATCCGGCACAGCCGCGCAGGGCAACGACAGCAGGATCATGGGCGCCTTTCAGGCGCCGAGCGGCACCGCGTCTGGTGCCCTAACCATGGGCACTAACCTGCTGTCGGGATCGAACGTCTCGTTCACCGGCGGGTCGATCACCGGCCTGTCGTCGATCAGTTCTGGCGGCAACGCCACTCTCGGCGTCGGTTCCGGCGGGTCCGGGACCGGCCTGGCGGTCAACAATACGGCGTCTCTGCATCGGGCCTATTTCGGCACGGGCTCGACGATCACGATCCCCAATGGCGGCCAGGGTGGCGCCGGCAGCGACTATATCGCCCTGTCGGAAGCGGTGAGCTACACCGGCACGCCGAACGCGAGCTGGGCCGCGAACCTCCTCGCGATCAACAACGATACCGTCGGCAACAATCAGCCGGGATACTGGCTGAACCTCACCGGCAATGTCGGCATGACGCCATGGCAGGCATCCCATGCCTATGCGCTGGGCGCGACGGTCAACAATGGCGGCCGCATCTACACCGTGGCGACGGCAGGAACGTCCGCATCGTCCGGCGGTCCGACCGGCACGGGATCGAGCATCACGGACGGCTCTGTCGTCTGGTCCTACACGCGACCTGATTTCAGCGGCTCGCGGGCCGGTCTTCAGGTCTACATGAATTTCGCGTCGCCGCCCGATCCGGCGTCCGTATCCGACACCAATAAGCAGTGGCAGTCGGGGCTTTTCACGAATCAGGTCTCCGCCAACATGGGGGGCACCGGTCCGCACAGCGGGTCGAGCCAGGGTTTCTTCTATGCCTCGGCTGATCAGATGTGGGCGTTCTCCGGCGCGACGAACCTCAGCGGCGTCATCGGTCATGAGTTCGATGTCGGGATTTTCACCGGCGCTTCGGCGGGACAGCGGACCGGTGCGCAGATCATATCGTTCGGAAACAATCAGGGCCAGGACCAGGATAACGGCCTGCGGTTCGGGAGCGCCTTCGTCTCCGGCAGTTGGGCTCCCGGTTTCAAGACGCTGATCTCTCCGCAGAACGGCGCCGTCGATCAAAACGGCGCGCTATTCCAGTACACGCCGGAGATCGGCCTCGCCGCGTCCGGCATGACGGATACGGCGCCCCAGGCCGCGTACGGCTTCGATGTCAGCGCCTATCTGTTCTCGACGGCGGCCTTCCAATCGGCTGGGAATTTCCTGGTTGAGCCTGGCGGCCAGGTCCAGTCCGGCGTCGCGCGCCTCGCGACCTCATCATCCGGTGTCGCGCTCGATGCGTCGGGCTCGATCGTGCAGAGCATCACGATGGCGGCGGCCGGCAGCGGTTATGTCGTCGGCGATCAGCTCTCCGATCCGGTCACGAAGACGATCCTTACGCTGCTGACCGTGAACGGCAGCGGCCGGCCGCTCACCGCAACGATCAACATTGCTGGCGCGACTCGCTTGGGCTCGCCGCCGTCAACCGGAACGCTGGCAGGTGGGACAGGGCAGGGCGCCGTCGTCAACTACACCTGGCAGGCCGTCAGCGCGCTGAACCTGAACGGCTCCGGCGGTCCCGTGAACTCGTCCGGCATCGTCACCGCGTCGCTGAACACGACGGCGCTGCCGTCCGCCCTGTCCGGCACCGTCATGCGCGCCGCGAACGCCAACGGCACGATCTCGCGCATCGAGGCCGATGCCTTCGGTCAGGCGTCGCATTTCTCGTCGGTTCGGTACGATGGCACTGCGGCGTCGCCGACCGCGCTGCAGAGCGCCGATGCGATCGGCTCGTTCAATGCTTGGGGCTATGATGGCACGGCGATCAGCGCCAGTCCGCAGGCCGCCTTCCGTATCTTCACCAGTCAGAACTGGGCATCTGGCGCGCACGGCACGTATGCCGACGTCGCCACCACCCCGAATGGATCGACGACGCTGGCCTCGGTGCTCCGCTTCGAAGCGGACGGCGGGATCACGACGCCAGGCGTCACCGGCGGCGATAAGGGCCTCGGCACGATCAACGCCGGGACCCTCTACGGCAGCGGCAATCCGGTGTTGACCGATGCCCCGGTCGATGCGGTCTACACCTCCGGCGCCGCGATTGATCCGGCCTGTCACTTCGCAGTGCTGAATTCCAGTTCCGCGCAAAACTACAGCCTGCTCTCTGGCGCCGATGGGCATACGGTCAGCATCTACAACTACGGCTCCGGCACCGCGAGCGTGGTTCTGACCCTTGGCGGCACATCGTCGCGTGTCACCGTCGTTCAGGGCAGCGTCCTGAACGTGAAGGCTTGGGCTGCCCAATCCACCTGGATCCTGGCGAACTAGGAAGATCCCGCATGAAACGTCTTCTGCCCGGCGCCCTCCTGGGGGCGCTGATCGCGCTTGCGTCTCCAGCCGGCGCGACCGATCTGCCGCTCAACCCGCAGCCGGTCGTGCCAGTTGGTGGCACACTGCCGATCGTCGACCCGCCGGCCGCTGGCGCCGCCGGTGCTGCCGCGCTGATCACGCAGCTCAATGTGGCGACCTCTCTGACGAGCGCCCCATCGCCATTGATGACCGTGCCGCTTTACTTGGACTCGGGTTCTGGCAACGATTATCTGGTCGTGCACGCCGCCGGGTCAGGCACCGGCACGCCATCGCTTCCAAGCGCCTCGGGCTTCTCCACAGGGACATTGGTCGGAAGCTACCAGATCAATTTCACCAGCTCGTCCGCGTTCAACACGCTTGACGTGTTCGGCAACACCCTGGCCACCGGCTGCGCGATCAACGTTGCCTGCACCCCTACGCTGACCGCCAACCTGACCGGCTCGATAGCATGGACGGGCGGCCAAGAGGTGCTGACTGTCACCGCCGCATCCAGCGGCGGGGCGTGGCCGGGAATGAAAATCACCGGTGCGGGCTTCTCCGCGACGAACCCGGTCTACATCCGGCAGCAGCTCTCCGGTTCTGCTGGATGCACATCGGCGCCCTGCATATTCTCCCTCACCGGCATGTTTCCGACCACTGTCATCGGCAGCGAGACCATTACCGGATCGTTCGACAACTTCAATCCGACGATGCCTACGGCCACTTACTCGTCAGCGGACAAGTATATTGTCAATCTGGGCGTCAACTCGACGTTCGCGAAAACGAGCGGCACCATTCCATCCAGCGGCACCGGCTCGCTGACCGACCTGCCGAACCACCTGCTGTGGGGCAAGGACGCGATCCTGGGCGCATACGCCATCACCACGAACGCTGGTGGCACCACCTACACGATGACCGATCCGAATGGCGCGACCGTGGGCAGCGCCAACACGGCGACAGGATCGTCCGTGAGCAATGCGCAGGTGACGTTCACGCTGCCGTCCGCATCATATACCTCGGCGGTGCTGTCGCTGACGCTGGCGCCCTGTCCGTCATCCGCGCCCTGCCTGAGCGTGAAGACAACCGCACAGTCGATTATGCAGACGAATCTGGCCCGCGGCGTCACCGACGCGGGCGACGGCACGATCGTCCTGCGATGCTCCAGCAGCGGCACGTATCCACGAGGCCGGGACGCTTCGGAAGCAACCTATGGTGCGGTGAAAAACCAGAACTATGCCGGCGGCCCCGCGCCGCTCATCGGCGGCACGGCGCCGTCGACCGGCCATATCGGGTATCTGACGATCCAGGGCGACCGCGCCAGCACGTGTGGCAATGGTTCCGGCGGCCTGACGCTGAAGCCCTACATCACGCCATCGCTGTACGCCGGCATCGTGCTCTCGGCCAACTACATCATCCTCGAAAACCTGAAGATCCAGATCACCAGCACGAACATCGCGTCTCTCGGTATCTCCAACGACAACGGCGGCTCAGTGCCGCCTTTGACGATCACCCCTGAGCACCACCTTATTGTCCGCGACAGCGAAATCCACGGAGCCGGGGAATCCTGCTTCTCGATCGAGGGGGCGGATTATGTTGCGCTGGTCAACAACCACGTGGACGGGTGCTCGCCGACGTCCGGCTTCGGCGGGTCCGGCATCACCGTCGGCTACCCGATCAGCGTGAGCACGCTGGGCCTGAGCGAAGATCCCAATTGGCCGTTCCCCGCGCACATCTGGATCTCCGGAAACACGATAGCCGGCGCCGGTGAGTTCGGCATTGACTGCACGGTTTCCGGGAATGTCTGCACGGACGGAAACGGCATCATCCTCGACTCGCCGTATCGCCTGGGCTTCCGGTCGAATGGCGTTGCCGGCCCTGTGATCGTGAAAAGCGCTGGCTTCGTGGGCAACTATGTCATCGGCGTCGGCGCCCGCGGCGTCGAGGGGTTCGGCACATCGAATGCCGTCATGCACTCCAACAAGGTCGCATTCTTCGGGCAGGATGAGAACCTGAGCGGGCCGCGGGTGGCGATCGACTGGAGCACCCCGCAGGGCATTAACACCTCGCTGGCCAATCTGTCCTACAACAATGCTGTGCTGGGCAACCAGAACGTCGTCAACTACTTCAACGTGTCCGGCACCCCGTGGGCGCCGTACCACGACGACTTCCCGAAGGCGAGCCAGGACTTCCTGGCTTGCTCGCAGTATTTCAATTTGGCAGCGGCTCCGTTCACGACCATCTATCACACCTTTGGTTCCGCATTCGCGCCGACGTTTGCCACGGCCATCAGCTACGCCGGCGGTGCGCCGCCCGGTGCGTATAAGGTCGCCTTCAGCTCGGGATCGGCATTTGCCGTCACCGATCCGAATGGATCGTCGCTGGGGTCCGGGACTGTCGGATCCCCGTTCACCTCCGGCGAGATCAACTTCACCATCCCGAGCGGCCCCACCTTCACCAGCTCGGATATCTTCCTGCTCGACGCGAGCACTATCCCGCCGCTGACCACGTCAACGCTCACTCCCGGCGAAAGCGCGCAGACGCCGGCGACGAACTTCAGCATTGGTTCCACCGCGAGCCACGTGCCGAGCGGGATCACGTACGCGGACCTGCAATGGCCCATTGAATCGGGGAACTTCACCTTCCTCGATGGCCGGACGGTGCCTTATCAATATGCGTTCCTGATCCGCGATCCGGGCAACCTGAAGGTGCAGACCACAGCATCCAGCCCTGTCGTCACATTCTGGACGAACGCCCGTGCTGAGCTCGATGCGATGCTGGCGATCGGGCCGACCGTCATCAACGGCACGCGTTGGATGGCGCAGTTCGTCGGGTCTCGGGCCTACTCGGTCACAGGCGTGACCGCCACGTTCATCCCGGCCGGCTCCTATCCGCTTTTCGCGGTGTCCGGCACCCCGACGGCCGTGGTGGATAATGGGTCGGGCGCCAATCCGCGCTACAGCCTGCAGGCCACGCTCTACCAGGGCAACGGCTCGACGCAGCAGAATGCCACGACGACTTCCGGTTCTGGCACCTATGCCGCGCTGCCCGATGCGTTCTCGGTTCCGCAGCACATCCGGGCAGACGTGATCGCCGCCATGACCGCCCCGTCGACCGCTGGGGTTTATGGATGCCGGTATCCCGGCATCGTCGAGCGCGACAACCAGCAGGTGCGGTGGTTCCTCGGCAACCTGGACCCGCAATCGGAGTCCCCGGAAACTCCGGTGCTTGCCGGCACGGCTTACTGATCATGCGCCTGCCGTCCGGCGTCCTGCTTGGCCTCGCTTTCGCGGCCGCCCCGCTGCTGGGCGGCCGCGCAGAGGCGGCGTGCGCCCAGACGACGCTGAGCTATACCTACTCGGGCAATACCCGCACCGCCTGCCTCTACGTGCCGTCTGGCGTTTCAAGCGGCACAGCCATTCCACTTATGGTCACCATCCATGGGCTGAACGGCAACGATGACACGTTTGAAAACGTCACCGGCATGGATGTGGTGGCGGATGCCGGGCGAACCGCGGGCCACCCGTTCGCTGTTGTTTATCCGGAAACCTACCCTGCCGGCGGGGCCTGGGATTTCAGCGCGCCCGGCGATATCGGATATCTCGCCGATCTGATCACGGTGCGGGTTCCCGCCGCGCTGGCTTCTTCCGGGATCACGGTAGACCAGACCCGCGTCTATGCCGCGGCGTATTCCGAGGGAGCGCATCTCGCCAATCGCGCCTGGGCCTGCGGCGGCGTCGCCTTCGCCGGGATTGGCAACGCCGGCGAGAATTTGAACTCGACGATCCTATCTGGCTGCAATCCGACCTCTGGCATACCCTACATCGCGTTCCACGGCACCGATGATCAGGTGTTTCTCTATGCCGGGGGAACGTCGCCGGTCACCGGAAACGCGACATACAGCACTCTTTTCACGGTGCTGACCTGGGTCGGCTTCAACACGATGCCTCTCGCGGTCGCGGGCGGCCCGACCACGACCAGTTTTGCGGACACGCTGAACAACGGCAATTCGGTCACGGACAGCGTATCGGTCTGGAGCTGCCTGACCCATACCGTCACGTTCTATACGATCACTGGTGGCGGCCACACTTGGCCCGGCGGGACGCAGGCGTTGGGTGCGCTCGGCGCGACCTCGCAGGACGTCATCGCGAGTTCGATCATCGGGCGTAGTTTCATCGGGTTCTGAGGGGCGGCCAGGCATGTCTCTGCAGCCCCTGGTCTGGCAGCCCGCGCCGGATCGGGTCATTCCGCTATGGGATGTGGCGATGCAGTCGCCCGGTGATCGGCCGCCGGCGCCGCTGCCTCTGCGCTGGCCGGACATGGCGGCGGGGTCGATATTGGACTTCGGCCTGGACTGCACCGCGCTGCTCGCCGGCGGCGACCTGATCACGGCGGCCACCGTGAATCCCGGCGCGCTGCAGCTGATCGCCAGCCAGCCCCAGGGCGGCATCGTCTATGCTTGGCTGACCGGCGGCATGGTCGGCATCGACTACCCCGTGACCATCACAGTGGACACGGCGGCCGGGCGCCACGTGGCCCGCGTCGTGCGCGTGCGGGCGGTGTGATGGCGCTGCGCACGAAGGCGCCCGAGGACCGGCTGGACTATCTGGTCCCGCTGCCGCTGCCATTGCTGGCTGGTGAAACGATCCTGGGCGGCACGGTCACGGTGCTGCCGGCCGGCCTGACGGTCGATAGCGTCCAGCTGGATGGCGCCGACCTGCTGGTGTGGCTGGCGGCCGGCGCGGCGCAGACGCTCTACACGCTCGCCTTCACCGCCTCGACCAGCCAGGGGCGTGGCTTTGTTTGGAGGGTGACGCTGTATGTCGGCACATCCGGATTGGACGATCCCGCGGCCATTGGCGCATCGACGGCTGTTCCCGCGGCATCTGGTGAAGGGCCTGGGTTCCTCGCCTTCACCTTTGGCTAAGATGGCGCCGATTTCAGTCCTTACGAAAGCAATCTGCATGTTGAAGCCTGACGACGGGCGCGCGCGCCTGCGCTGGGACGGCACGATCACGGCTGGCAATGTGATCGCGGCCGTGGGCGGCATACTGCCGCTGCTGGTGGTGATGCTGACCTGGGGCGTGCGGGTCGAGACCAGACTGACCGTCGTCGAAACAGCGGAGATGCGCAATGAACAGGGCATCCGCGAGGGGATGGCACAGTTGCGCGCGGACGAGTCGGCCAACGCGGTCCGGCTTGAGCATCAGATCGCCGATACCGAGGTGCGCGCCCGCCAGGCCAACGAAGCCACGGCCTCGTGGCTGGCGCGGATCGATCAGCGCCTGGAAGCCGTGATCCTGCGGACCGATCCAAGGAAGTAGCCCGATGACAATTCAGGCCTGGATCTCCGCCGCCCTGCGGGTGGTGGCGCCCGAGCTCGCGCCGGATATGCAGGCGCAATGGCTGGCGGCGCTGGCGCCGGTGTTCGCGGGTTCCGGCATCGTCACGCCGCGCCGTGTCGCCGCCTTCATGGGCCAGGTTGCGCTCGAAAGCGCGGGCTTCGCCGAGCTGGAAGAGCGGCTGGCCTATTCAGCGGGCCGAATCCAGCAGGTCTGGCCGTCGCGGTTCCCGACGATCGCCGATGCTGCGCCGTATTCGTTCCGGCCGGAGGCGCTGGCGAATCACGTCTATGCCGGCCGCCTTGGCAATGGAAACGAGGCCGGCGGCGATGGCTGGATGTTCCGCGGCCGCGGCCTGGTGCAGCTGACCGGCCGCGCGAGCTACACCGCGTTCGCCGCGGCGATCGGCCAGTCCCTGGCGGCCACGGCCGCCTATCTCGAAACGCCGGCGGGCGCCGCCAGATGCGCGTGCTGGCTGTGGACCGGGCGGCGCCTGAACAGCCTCGCGGATATCTGGGACCTGCGCACCGTCACGCTGCGGCTCAACGGCGGCCTAATCGACCTGCAGGCCCGCATCCAGCTGTGCGAATCGGCGCTGCGCGCGCTGGGCGGCGATCCGCCCCTGTCCCGGCGTCCCGCGCCACCGGATCCCGACACGTCTGCCGATGCCCTCAACGCGGCCGAGCTGGCCGCAACGCAAGGAGTCTGACCATGGACCTATGGACCGCGCTCGCGGCGATCCCGGGGGTGGGGCCGTACCTGCCCTATATCGCCGCCGTCGGCCTGGTTTGCGCCGCTCTTTCGACGGCGCTGCCACCGCCCTCCGGTAAGTCCAACGCCTATGCCATCTTCTATCGGGCGGTGAACTTCCTCGGCCTCAACTTCGGCCACGCGAAGAACGCCGGCGCGCCTGCCGCCGCCCAGCCGGGAACCGGTCCGCTGCCGGGATTTGTGCTGGCGGTCGTGCTGGCCGGCGCGCTGGGCCTGTCGGCCTGCACTCTTTCTGGCGGGCAGCAGTCCGCGGCCACGAACGCGGCTGGCGCAGCTGCGGCCGTTGTCGGCTCGCTTGATCCCGCGGCGGCGGTGGACGGCCAGCTCTTCTGCGCCGCCTATGCTGTCGCCGGCCCGCTATTCGCCGCGCCCCAGGCAGTGACGGTCATCAACGCCAGCGCGCCCTATGTCGCCTCGGTGTGCAACGCCTGGCGCCCTGGTGCAGTGCCCGTGCCCGCGCCCGCTGTGGCGAGTGTTCCCGTCGTCGTGGTGGGTGGCTGA